AAATACGGGGAATATTAATACCAACAGCAGCGACACCATATGTGGCCACAATGATTTTGTCTGTTGCGTCAGCCACTTGATCATATTCTGCTTGCCTGTTTTTTGTTTTGGTTGCCCCGGACACAAACACTGCCCGCTCACCCAGTCGTTCTACCAGTTGTCTGCCACATTCAGTACGGTCCACCAGCACTAGTGTGTTGCCTGTTTCGTTTACTCGGTTTATCAAGTCAGCCATGGTGTCCAAGCGTCCTGACTCTTCCAGCAAGTATTTAAGTTCGCTTTGGTAGTCTTTGTACTCCACATGATCAATCAACTGCACAATGTTCACATGACAATTGGCTAGTACACCTTGTTGTTGCAATTCGCTGGCACTGAGCCGGCCAATCACAGGACCCAGGCTGACCATGAGTGCTTGACTTTCAAACTTTTCTTTGGGCACAGTTCCGGTCAATCCCCAGCGAATTGGCACTCTCGACATCACTCCTGTGAGCAAGGTTTTGAGTGCATCTGCCTTGGCCATGTGTACTTCATCCACAATAACACATACAACATCTTCCAAAAACTCGCCAATGGTGCAGTCGCCTACGCCTGCCTTGGTATTCTTCAAGAGATTGTTCAGGCTTTGCCATGTGCATATGGTGTGTTGACGTCCGTATTCTTTTCTGTCACCAAAGTACACGCCAACATCTTGTTGCATGTTGATATAGTCTGCTTCAGTCTGTGTCACAAGGCTCTTGTTGGGCACAATCACAATACTACGACCATAAGGTGCTACCGCATTGCTCAAGGCCGCTGTCATTATGGTCTTACCTGCGCCTGTGGCCACTTCCTGTATGCACTGCGGATTGGCCAGGAAGTTGTTGACAATTTCCACTTGGTAGTCACGTAGGGTAATGGGTTCACCTGCGGCAGGGTGTGTTCGAGGCCAAGTCACATGTGAAAAACTTGTTTCGGTTACTGATTCAAAGTTAAACGTGTTTGAATAGTCACGCTGGTCATCCAGTTCAATGTCGTAATCAAACTTCTCCAATATGGGCACGATTTCAGGCAACAAGTTTACATAGGTACTACCGCCTAATTGGAAGTATGCTACCTTGCCATCCCACCGTCCTAAACGCACTGCTGGCAAATAACGTGCGGCAGGGTTTTCATATTTGAAGGCATTGACTAGTGCTTTGCGAGCATCCAGGTCCAGGCCTTCAATCTTGATGTTGACTTCATCACGTATTATTATTGTTGCTTGTTTCACAATATGTTTACTTCACGCACAAGTTGTCGTGACCTTATTTGAGATATTAATTGGTCCTGTGTGCCGGTATACTCTAAATCTGCCACAGGAAATCGCAAGGGCAATGCTTGTGTATTATACACGTTTTCAATGCCACGAGCAACAAAAAATTTTGCATGTTGGTCAATGTATTGTTGCATGCTGGGCAATTTTGATTTCAAATCTTGACCATACAAAGCAACATTAAAATCAGCGCTGTAGTACCCAAATGGTCTAAATGCATCATCGCCTATGTATACATCATTGTCGTGTGCAAGATCTTCAACTGTTTTTCCTATTTCACAGTAGTTGAGATACACCGTGCCAAACTTGATTTCAAGCTCACCATGATCCGTCATCATGACTGAATCTAAACATTCAGTCTTGGGCATGCCAAACCAGGTGCAAACAAATCTTGGACAAGGTGCAGCCATGGCCGTTTCACATCTATGCACTGCCAAGTTGAGATTGGCCAAGGCTTGTCGTACTGGGTCAGGTGCTTGACGCCAATATTCTGATGTTTGTTGATCCAACAATCCGTGATACTGTTCAAATATGTTGTGCAAGTAATTGAGACCATCCTGTGTGTACTCAAACTCACGAGTGATGATCGGCTCATGTGCGTTGATTGTGGCAATGCATTGTTGAATCATGGTTGTTGCACGTTGTTGCTCTTGTGCTGGAGTGCCAAAACCGTAAAATCTATCCGGGTTATCCATGGGCCATGTGTGTCGTTGGCTCATGCGTTCTAGCCATAGCTGAGCTAACGGCGTTGATCTTATTTGAAAACGTAGTTCAAAATTGTCATCACCTAATTTGATTACAAGATACTGAGACATAACACAGTATATACTTATTGCAACACAAAGTCAAAAAAACAGGCTCCGAAGAGCCTGTGTAAAAACCCGGGGCGGAGCCAACCAATCCCCGGGGTAAAACTCAATCAAGTATCAAAATAAAAAATGCCAAAAGCAATGCCATCAAGGGCTCACCTACAAACACTAACAGTAGCACAGCCAGCCAAGCCATATCAGGCACTCTTCATACATGTTGTCTCAGCCATGCGCTTCCAGTTGCCTGCAAAACTCTTGCGCAAGTCTGCAATCTTCAGCGCCATACGCAGGCTCATCTCACGCAAGCGATTCTGATTTGCTTCCATGAACTCCACAATCTCGTCCTGCACACACTCTTCAAAATCATAGTCTGCAAACAACACACCGTCTTTGGCAATCTGACGGATACGCAACACCTTGTCACGCATGGTGTCAAGTGTCAAGTCAAGATAGTGACAGCGTGATTGCAATGCATCCAAGTGATCACGCAACTTTTGGCTCTTCATTGTGTCAAACTTCAAGTTGGTAATAAAAATTACCGAACCTTTGAACTCGAAACGATCCGGGATGCCTTCACGGCGCAGAGCACTAGACTCACTCAACCATGAAATGGTGCGCTTCTTGCCTGAGTCCAAGGCACCCTTCAACAAGTTCAGGGCCACGTCGTCAAGCAAAATGCTGTCACAGTCATCAAACACCAGTACACAGTTGTCATCTGAATACTTGTACAGTGTTTGATACAAGCCAATTGGCGTTGCTGAACCTTTGACAACTTCGGCACGGAGACGCTTGCCTGCCAGTTTGTCAAACAAGGTGGCTTTTTCAATCTCACGCTCGACGCCAAAGCTCTTGCCCACCCCTGGAGGACCCGACACAATCATAGCACGGATGTCACCGTTCACACAAGCCTTTGTCATCTCATTCAAGATGTCAAAACGCTCGCGAATACGAGTCATAATTTGTTCTTCAGTTTCAGTTTCAGTCTGCGCGGCAACAAAGGCCACAGTGTTGTCATTGCTCACAGCTTCTCCATTGACATACTCGATGTCGCTAATGTTGTTGACTTTGATACGTACTACATCAAACTCGGGACCAAAATAGCCTGCACTTTTTACAGTCACAAACCCACCCTTGGCACCAGTTTGAAATCCTTTTACAAGATTGAATGTTGCATTCTTAACTGGGTTGTTACGATACTCACCACTAATCACTCGAATTGCACTCATTGTTGGCTCCTTTGAAATGCGTTGTTGTTTACTGTTTATGTCTCTATTATAGCAAAAGTTGAATTAATGGTCAACCGGGGCAAACAGTTCTTGCCCTTGTTGCACAAAAACAACAAACGCTTCCATTGTGCGTTCACTGTAGATCATGCGACCATGTTGTTTGATGTCTTGTAAAACTTCCAACAGGCCCATGCCCTGAAAGTCTGCTTCTTTTTGTATTTGTTTGACTGCTGTTGCGATCTGCATTGCTGGCTCCTTTTTGCTTTGTATGTGGTTATTATAGCATTTTGGCAATTATTGGTCAAGTGCTACAAAAGTGTTACTTTTTGTTTTCTCAGCGCCAACAATTTCCCAATGACTTCCGTCACACTTGACAAAAATCTTACGACCAAAAACCGTCACAAAACCATACTCACCGTCTTGATACACATTGACCGGATCAGGAATAATGGTCACTGTACGGGGCGTCTCACAGTAATCCCAGCGTCTGGTGGGCAGTTTATTTTTGAAATACATGTAATTTTGACTACCTGTAACAAAAAGTTTTACCTTCATAATCTGCCCTCTTTTGCGTTGTATGTCCGTATTATAGCATTTTGGGAATTATTGGTCAAGTACTACCAAAGTGTTACTTTTTAAAAGCTTCAAAGAAACGAGTATTTATTTCGTCCATTTCCGCTTGCTCCACATAGAAGTCAGTAGTAGGATCGTAGTACTGGCCCTCTTTGTTGTCATAATACAACACACGGCCACTAAAGTTGAACGGGCCTTCCAGTCCTGCACGAGCACTGTATTTGTTGCGCATGATGTCTATGGTGTCAACTACACGATATCCCATTGCTGGCTCCTGTTTGCTTTGTAAGCCACTAGTATAGCAGAATGGGAATTTCTGGTCAAGTACTACTAGAGTATTACCGCCAAAATCTGTCTATCACAGGATCAGCAGTGCATTCATGTGGCTTGGGTCGGCCGTGGAATACCAGTATACTGGCAGCAGGATCAAGATGTGCTACTGCACCTGGCTGTCGAGGTTTGCGTGAAGTAAAATCATATCCGCCTTCACTCACTTGCCAGCGCCAACTTTGCAACTGCTGTTGGTCAAAGTATCTGCGTTGCATGGGATCAATCACTGCACCCAGGTAGTCTTGGTCTCCGGGATAGCGGCGCACAGTTTGATCAATGTCCAGGCGGGCAAAGTCTCGCCAGACATGTGCTTGATGTTCGGTGTTCCACCACATCACACTTGAATTCATTCCTGAATGCCCTTGGCGTTGCAGATATCTAAAGTCACGTATGGTCCAAAAGTGTTGCGTGGACAAATCCACAAGCCATTGCAGGTCATTGACAATCACACAGTCAAGATCAAAGTACAACAAATTACCCGCATGATGTTCTGTATTGAACAACTGCATCTTGTACCACCATGATCGTTTGGGACCTGAGATACCTGGCCATTCTGTCAACGTATGTTTGATCATGTGTGGTGGTACTGCTCTTGAGGCTTCGGTGTACACATGGAAACGTATGCCATGTTGCAGGTTACGTGATAACATGTTGTACAGTTTGTCCACATACACCCAGTCGTATCCAGTGCCATGGATCACACAGGCGCAGTCAGTCACTGTGTCAGTGCGGGCTCGATTCTTCTTAGCCATAGTCCTTCCTGTAGTTCTTGCACCGTGTATTCAGTGTGACATATTTTTGCTAACCATAGTTCTCTGTCAATGGTATAGGGTTGTTCAATGTCAGGCATACCCACTGCCACAGGATATGCTAGACTGCTGTGTGCCACAATGGGCCTGCACCCTGCAATACCTGCTTGTATGCCCGGACCTGAGTTGTGATTCACAACTGCATGGCAATTAAAGTGCATGTCAAAATTGTCGTAAGTGTTGGCCACAGGTCTAGCAACTTCCATTGTGGTATTTTCAGGCATGTATGGCATACGTAATGGACTTCGCGGATGTGCTCGTATGCGTATGGGACGATCAGTAGAGTTGCGTAACAGTTGAACTTGCATCAACACCCATTCTTCTATGCTGCCTATGCCAGCAACTTGTAAACTGTTTCGGTGCTGTGCGGCAATGATGATTTCCGGTCCGGGATTGACCTGTGTGGCCAAACTAATTTGCAGTTGTCTGGGGCGACTCATATCCAAATCTGACTCATGACCGTAATAGCCGTCCCGAGTGATGTGGTTCACTGCCAGTTTCCAAGTTTGTCCACGATACAGCGCACCAATATCTATCACAATCACCGGCTTGTTTTGACTGCGATAATGTTCATACACCGCTTGATTGGGTCGCATTCTACCATGCCACAGCACTGACCAGATCACAGCCGCGTCTGCAGTCAAGGAATTTTCTTGTGTCTGTATGCCTGCAGATTGGCAACAGTCCAGAAACGCTGACATCACTGGCTTTGAGTTCATGGCACACTGTGCAGGAAAATAGGCTATGGTTTTTATCACTGTAAATACGTCTATGAAATATACTGTATGTACCACATTTAATGCAGAAGGCTACAAGACTTATGGCTCTCGCATGATTGACACATTCTTACGAACCTGGCCACGCGAGGTTGCCCTGAAAGTGTATGCTGAAGGTTGTCAAGTCACGCAAACTGCACCCAATCTACAAGTGCTAAATTTAGAAAGTGTCAGCTCTGAACTGGTCGCATTCAAAAACAAATGGCGAGATGTGCCCAAGGCCAATGGTGATATTGGGCCTGGTAGTGAACGCAAAGCATACAAATGGCAGGCTGTGAGATTCAGTCACAAAGTGTATGCCATATTCCATGCGGCTCGTACCTGCGGCACTGAATGGTTGATTTGGATGGACGCTGACATGGTGTGTCACACCCCAATCACTGTGTCGCGTATTGCCGAATTTTTTCCAGACGCAAAACAACTGTGTTACGCAGGTCGTAGCAACAAGTTTACCGAATGTGGCCTGTACGGCATGCACTTGACTGAACCTGCTGTGCAAAACTTTTTAACAGAATTTCAACGCATGTATGATGATGCCGAAAACGGAATATTCACGTTGCCCGAATGGCATGACAGTTATGTGTTTGATCAAGTCAAAGCTCGCAGCGGGCTTGCAGAACTAAATTGGTCAGCCGGTTTGATCAACGGCGAAGGTCATCCGCTAATCAACTGTGAATGGGGTGCATACATCGACCACCTCAAAGGCAAACGCAAGCATGATGGCCGTAGCAAACTCAAAGACCTTGTGGTTCGACGCACTGAAAAGTACTGGCAATGATATTTTTGAGCAAGAACGGTGACGACGAATACATCGATATGTACGCACATGGACTTGGTCTTGAGTCTACTCCCTTGGAGTCATGGCGTTACGAGGACAGCACTGAGCCCGTGATGTTGCGTGGTATCATGAAACACAAAATCATCAAACAATGTTGGGCAGATAATAGACCGTTTAGGTACATGGACTCTGGATATCTAGGCAATCGTCCCAGTTTTAAAAACCCACAAGGGTGGAAACATTGGCATCGTATTGTACCCAACAACTTACAACATGATCAAGTTATACCTCGTCCCAGTGATCGTTGGAATCGACTGGGATTAGAAATTTCACGCAGACGTCCAGGCAGTGCAATACTGATTGCGGCTCCTGATGAAAAGCCTTGCAAGTTCTATGACATAGACTTGGACACATGGTTGGCCGAAACTGTGGCCACTATCAAGCAATACACCGACCGTCCCATCATCATACGTGAACGCAACCGCAGTCGTACTGATAGAAAAATCAATCGTGTGGAAAAAGCCCTAGACGATGTACATGCTGTTGTCACATTCAATAGTATTGCAGGCACAGAAGCCATACTAGCAGGCACACCTGTGTTTGTCATGGCTCCGTGCAATGCTGCAAGGCCTGTGAGCAATTTAGATTTGAGCAAGATTGACAATCCTTGGTTCCCAGATCAGGATCAGATACTAGCGTGGGCGTACCATTTGGCTTATGCTCAATTTCACATAGACGAATTCAAAAACGGCTCAGCCGAACGAATACTTAAACAAACAGAGGAGATACTAAGTGCATGAATACCAAGGGTGGTGGTTCCCAGACGCCGAATCACATTTTCCAAAGATGCTGAAGAAAAGCACAGACAAAGGCGGACCTGCTGAGTACCAATATCAAGTGCGCGATCGCAGCATGACACATACCAAGCGGCGCGGTGTTGCCTTGGACATAGGTGCCAATGTGGGATTGTGGAGTCGCAGTCTATGCCAAAACTTTCGCACTGTGCTGGCATTTGAGCCTGTGGCCATGTTTAGAGAATGCCTGATTCGTAATGTTGTTGCTGATAACTTACAAGTCAAAGACTTTGCACTGGGTGACAAACGCACAACCGCCACAATGATCATTACAGAAGGCAACACCGGACACACGCACATTGATCCTGCTACCTTGGGCACTGGCGAAACTCAAGTGTATAGACTGGATGACTTGGATTTGGACGAAGTAGACTACATCAAAATGGATTGCGAAGGCTACGAGTATCGCATACTTCAAGGTGCTGAGCAAACCATAAAGCGATGTAGACCTGTTGTTGTGGTAGAACAAAAACCACATGATGCTTACAGTGATCAATATGGACAACATGCTGCCATTGAACTCATGCGGTCATGGGGCATGGTGCGACTGGATCAAGTCAAGGATGATTGGATCATGGGTTGGCAATAAAATACGCTTGGTGTTCAGCCATCAAAGGTGACTTTGAGTCATGGTCATTGCGTCCTTGGCAGCGTCGTGGACTTAAAACGTTTGATCACATGCATCAAATACCCCAAGACCATGTGTTAGTTGTCAGTCACTTTGCACCTTGGTGGAGCCCGCTGAAGGAATGGATCGCTGCCGGTCGTCCCTGGATTGAAATTGAATATGGTTATTGGGGATTGGATACACCTCGACGGGCCACACGCAGAGTAACATACTGTGGCCATCATAACATGCGCATGCGACCCAGACCTCACAACAGATCCAAACTGTTTCCTGCACCTGCACAACAAACCTGGCAACAACGTACAGGTGATTATGTGTTGGTGCCCATGCCCATAAACGAAATACTGTTGCAACGTCGAGGTATTACCACACCCGAATGGTGTGCTGAAATTGAAAAAGCAATAAAAAAGTCTTGGTCCGGACCCATAGTATGGAGACCCAAGGCTGGAAACAAGGCAACAAGATTTCAACGCTACCAAGATCAATTGGTCAAGGCACATGCTGTTGTGGGCGAACGTACCATGGCCTGTGTAGAAGCAGTGTTGTTGGGCGTACCAGCATACACTGTGGATGCATCAGTTACCACATTGCTCATGGGCGGTGTAGATAACTTGGCCAACATCACATATCCAGACCGAGCAGACTGGTGGGATCATATTGCATGGAGTCAATTTCACATTGACGAGTTTGTCAATGGTGATGTTGCAGAGCTTGTGGAATTATACCAAATACGGTAAGAACTTTTGATAGATGCGCCCTGCTCGTGCATCTGCATCACTCCAGTGTGCTGAAGCCAGGTCCCATATCCATTGGTTCTTATCAAATGTATCAGGCGTTTCAATTTTTGCGATGTCCTTGTTGGCAACAGACCATGCCACACAACTGGCATCATCCACAAACACAGGTACACCTTCACACACAGCAGCCACACTTGCTGAACTGTTGAAGAACACTGCACTGTGCGCACCTTGCAGGTTGTCAATCAGTCTGCTTTGTTCAGGATGTATCACCACAGTGTTCAATCGTCTAACGTGTCTACCGGTGTACCGGACAAAGTCTGCCATGTTGTATTGTCCTGGATGTGGACGTATGTGTATGGGTCTGCCAGTAACTTTTCTAATGGCTTGAATCTTGTCCCACAACCATGACATGGGATCTAGTGCTTTCATTGCAAACCCACCATCACGTTGCATGCCAATCAAGATGTGCCCATCATTGTGTTGCGGGGGTTTTAATTGTATGCCCAGAACTGAACTGATCTCTTGCCATTTACCATTGTTGCTGTTCTTGTTGGCATACTCGGCACGGTCATAAAAAGGTCCGTCAAGGCTGTAACGCAAGTAAGTGCCATTGTTGTCAAGGTATTTCCAGCATGACGCATCTATGCACATGGTGTGGTTGCCCTGCGCACGTTGTTCAGCAATGATTTGTTTTCGCAATGTGATGTTACGGCCACCAGTGTTGGTAGTGGCCCATCCCAGCATCACTGCTAACCGACTGGGAGTATAACGGTGTTCCCATTCCAGGGTAACTGTGTGTCCCGCGGCCTTAACGCCTTCAGCAAAACTTTCCAAGCATTGTATTTTTCTCGCATGCTTTTGTGGATTGGCCACTGAGCTGACGTAAACAACAACATCAACCACCTTGTAATATTCTCCATGCTGTGCCGTCACGCATTTCTGGCTCAGTAAATTGACAATAGGCTATGTGTCTACACCAAGCACGGACTTGATCTATGTCAGGCTTTTTAATATATTCAATTTCTTTCAATGTGTTACTGCACAACGATGCAGCCGCATTTGGCCCTAGTGTGATTGCGGGCTTGCCGTATATCAATGCTTCTCCGGCTGCAATGCTGCTGAATGTTATCAAACAATAGATGTCTTGACTCAACGCCGCTTCCATGCTGTCGTCACTGGTCCTAGCAGTGCGTCCAGGTTTGCGTCGAACCACAACAGGACGATCCGTGTTCTGTGCAATTTCTGCCAGCGTGGTTTCTAACCATTGTTCCAGATCAATGTCGTACAAATTCAATAACTTTTGGCTGGGGGGTGCAAGCAATATGCGCCTGCCGTCAGTTCGGCATTTGGCTGGCCTGACACCAGTTCGCTCAAATCTATCACCAGGGCGATCTATTACAGGACCAAAATTTTGCACATCGTTTTTTGTGATTCTGTGGTAAGTTTTCTTTTTACCATTACCCAAGTAGCCAGTGTCAATATAATAAAAGTCTCTGTTATTTTGTCTACAAGAATCCATTTGTTTACGTTTGGTTATGCCACGCAAGATAACTGGCGTCATTGATGGTTCGCTTTTGCTCCAGGTGGTTATCTGACCACCTGCTCCCAAGGTGAGACTCTGTATAACAGGATCAAACATTTTTCCTTTTTCCTCATATCTAAATTCACTGTCAATACCGTGAACAACTCCGTTGTCAAGTGCTCGAATTTGTTCAAATATTTGCTCAACACCAATACCGTAATATGCCCCTTCTGGATCCACACGATATTTTATAATGTCTCTAAATAATTGTGCCATTTCAGGAGGAACCATTTCAAGTTCATGCCGCGGCAGTGATGTTAGTTCTTCATCCATTTTGTATTTTTTGCTCGCAATAATTGGTTAGTAATCTTTCTTGGTGCCATTCTTCTGCAAAATCACCAGCATCAGCAAACTCATGAAAGCACGGAGTGCCCAAAGTGTAGTGTACTAATTTTGCCTGTGGGTTCCACTCGTATTCAACATCCAACCAGTTCCACTCTGGGGGTAGCTCACCAATACGTTCATCATCTATCCATGAAAATCTATGTAGTTCTGCACCTGTTGACTTTTGCACAAATTCTGGTGTCAACTTGCGATTGGGATAACTGTTGCAATTCCACAGTATAACACTTGACCAGTTCTTGCGAGGATAGTCTTCGTTCTTTGAGCCAAGGTACTTGACAGGCATGCGTGTTTTGTAATCATGTTTGACTACCATGACGTCTTTGAACGAGTCTTGCAATTCCCATAGTTCTACAATGTCTCCACGCAAAATCATGTCGCCATCAATGAATATGGCCCATCCTGAGTAGTCCATCAAGTGCGGTACAAGAAAACGACTGTAGATAAATTGATTGCTGCCGTCAGTGTGTGTTTCATCATAATCTCGAAACAAGTTCAGTGCCACTGGTATGATGGCAACTGGTTGACTGGCATGCCTAATAATTGAATTAACGCACACATGATATGCCACAGCTTCTCTAGGATCATATCCTACAAACACAGGAATAGGTTTCATCGGCGCTCTATATCTTCCTCAACACAGCGGTCGCCGTATTGTATTTCAATCAACTTTAGTGGTTGATCAGTTTCATTGCATAACTGATGCCACTCATTTACTCGGATAAATGTGTGTTCATGCACAGTTAATTCACACTTGATTTCTTGATCAGTACTGGCATCATCTATGGTGTACACTGTGGCTTCACCTTCAGCAACAAACCAAAACTCTGCACGTTGATCATGACGTTGCATGCTCAGTCGTTGGCCAGGCATCACAGTGAGTTCTTTGAGTTTGGTGTTGGCACCTACTTCATGCAACACACGATAGTATCCCCAGGCACGATCAGTCCGGGGTGTTTTCCATTCAGTAAGTATCCATGAACTTGAATTCATTTTGTTTTCTCCACCCACACCAAACGCAAAATCCACATCATCAAACACCATTTCAGGAATGTTGTCTGGCGTGCGGTCACCGCCATTGGCAAATATAAATCGGGCTCTGGGCATGGTGTAGTATGTGCGGGCAACACGTATGGCTTCTATGGCAGTGTCATCATCATCATTGAATTCGATCACACGATCTACCATGCGCAGATTTTCAATAATGGCTCTGCGTTCGGCAGCAGGCATAAAGGGTCGACCTTTTTTGCGTGTGAGCCACTCATCACTGTTGATACCAACCACCAGCCTGTCGCCCAAGGCCTTGGCTGCTTCAAAATAGGCAATGTGCCCAGAATGTAGCGGGTCAAATCCGCCGGTGACAATTACAATTTTCATGTGGGTATTTATCTACGTAGTTTATGCAATAAATACTATATGCTGGGGTTCATACACATACCAAAAAATGGCGGATCATCTGTTAAAAAATGGTTCCAAGACAACCAAGTTGATGTTGTGTCAACTGGGCATGCCCGATTCAGCGAAGTTGATTATACCACAGCAGACTGGTGGTTTGCAACCTGTAGAAATCCTTATCAACGGGTAATTTCATACTATGAGTTTTCAAAAAACAAAGCTGATCACTTTCTTGCCAAACATCCACTACCCAAACCAGTAGATGATCCATTAGAAGCAAAAGAATTATTACATCAAAGTACTCAAGCTCTATACAACACTGGATTTGAAAACTGGGTGTTGCACTACAGCAAGTTGGTACCACAATTTGACCACACGCAGGTCAGTTACATTACCAATGCGCCGGCCAAAATCAACTATGTGTTAAAATTAGAAAATGTTCGGCGAGAGTGGCTCACACTGCAAATCATAACTGGTGTTCGTAAACCATTGGAAACCATCAACACCACCCAAAAAACACTGCAACAATACTACACCAAGACTTCGCAAGAATTTGTGTGCGAACTGTTTCGTGAAGATTTTGAATTTTTTAAATACTCGAAAGATCTAACAAAGAATGTTTACTGATGCATATTACAGTGCTCTACAGCGAAGTCAGACATTTCAACAAAAAAGTGTGAACTGGGCCGGCTACGGCAGTTACCAATACGTTAATCAATTAAAAACAATCACGCAACAACATCACTGTGTGTCTATGTTGGACTACGGCTGCGGCAAAGGATTGCAATACCTTACAGGCAAAAACAATTTTGCAAAGTTGATTGGTATTGAAAGTTACGCATTGCATGATCCTGCGTATGAGCAACATGCCGAGTTACCTGACGGTACCTGGGACTTGGTAATATGCTTGGATGTGTTGCCATTCATACCTGATTCAGACATAGACACAGTGATCGAACTTATGTTGAGTCGTTGCAATAAAATCTGCGTGGTGGGCTTGCAGGAAATAACTCATACCAAAAGCAAAAAACCATTTATGTGTGTACACAATTATGAGTGGTGGCAAGCAAAACTGTCACACGAAAAAATACATTTGATTTGGCGCTCAGGTCATGAGCCTTTTGATAACTCAGCGTTTCTCTAGTACTACACGCAGTTCAGGTTTAGGTTGAATCCCTTTGTGTGGCTTGCCGCCAAAATCCACAGCTTCCCACCAGGTGACGTGGCATTGATCAAATTGTCGCTGAATCTTGTCCATCCACCATGCACAATTTTCCACAATCAAATGAGCATTGCGACCATCTTCTAGCGTTTTCTTTGCAGGATAACAGGCAATGATCAAAAAAGCAGAACGTTGAAACTTGCTTTGCATGAGTTTTAATGATGCGTCCAATTCATCAGGTTCAAAATGTTCTATCACATCACAGCTGACAAGACAATCATAGGTGCCAGCAGGCACATCCATATAATCAGGATTGCCAGGATCATAGCCTCCCAGTGTTTGAATACTGGAGAAATCTTGTTCCAAGCGGTTGAGAAGAAATCCATTTGCACACCCCCAATCTACAACACTGCATGGACCATATTTGGTGATAAAGTCATGCACTACATTGTATTTAGGCAAAAGTTCTTTGTATATTCCTACCATATTATTATATGTGACTCACATACCACCAAAAAGCCACCCAGGTTTCAATGAAGAACAGCACAAAGAATAACTCCATTTCTTCTAGATCTCTTTGCCAGCGTTCTTGATCAGTCATGTTATACCGTGATATCTTCCATGCCTGCCGTACGTAATCTTACCACGTGCCCCATTTGCCATTGTTTAGTATCCAGGCCCTTCATGATGCCCAGCCAACGATTGCGCAACAGCGCAACTTCATTGATGATGGTTTCAAAGTCCACAACTTCTTCTTCGCCGTCCACATACTTTTCAGCATCACGTGCTGTGAGCGCACGGGCATAACCTTCCAGGTATTTTTTAAAGTGTTTGGTGCGTATCTTGCGCAGTTGAATGTTGAGAAAGTTCAACACAGCTTCAATCTCTTGTAACTGATTGAATCGGTGCTCAGTTATGCCTGGCAAGGCCGTAATGTTTTTCTCTACTAGTCCACCAATTTTGCAATCACGCTTGGCATCAGTAAGTTCTGATTCAAAATGTGCAATGAAGTCAGGAATGTTACCAAGATCTGCTACAACTTTACTATACCACATTTTCAGTTACCCAGGTTTGAAAAGATTTTGGAAATACATCTATACTTAAATCAGATCGTCGGGCAATAAATTGCCGTAAAAAATTTTGTAATTGCACCCGTTGTTCGCGACTGGGCACAGTGCTGAGGCTTTTTATAATGTCATCACGTGAGTCTAAGTTGGTGTTGGCAAGTTCATTGGCTATGCATTGTTTGCTGGCGTCATCAATAACGTACAGTGGCATGAACGAAGGTGTATGAACCACGTCTGACCTTATGTGATAAGATTTAAATTGATTGTAAAACTCTGCAAATCCAAAAATACTCAGATTACTCAGTGTCGAAGAAAATATTGTGTTGACGTTGCTTTGCTTTAGCAAATCAAGTTTTGTTACCACGTCCGTCCATTTGGTGCCGTACCTATTAAACTCATGTAATGCACCAACATTCTCCATGCTCACAGCAACCACAATGTTTTTGTAGTCTTTAATTTTGTCCAGTAGTGTTTCAAATCTTTTGATGTTGACCCCTAGACCTGTGTATATTTTTATTTGTGGTACATGTTGTGTTAATTGTAGAATATCTAAAAAGCGATTGTGCAACAACGGTTCCCCACCACTGATTCCGAACGATGACAAATTGTCAGCGCATAGCGACACTTCATCCAGTAACATTTGGTAGTGTGACATATTGAACTTTTTAGCTTGAGAAACTTTTTTTAATATCTGATCAATTTTAGAATACTGATATCTTTCAGCATCTTTGCCCAGGTCCTGATATTCACCATTTTTTTCACAATCGTTACTCCAAGCAGTGCTAAATTCTTTACAACAATAAGAGCATGTTAGATTACAATTACTACCAGTTACAAAATTCAAAGTTTCAACTGTGCCGCGTGGATTTGCATGAGTTTTTACATTGCCAACATCAATTATTCTTGTGCTGATCATACCTTGATCTTCGGGTACCCAACAACTTTGTTCACAACTGGGGTTGCGTGTGTTATTCAACATCATTTCACGTTCACTGACATTGATATCAGTATTGAACAGTTGCCCAGGATTTTGTTTTAACCACTCAAAGTTTATTGGTTGTGACTGTGCAGTATAGCAATTATACGTGGTTTTTTTCTCTGGGTCAATTGCCAACGCTCGAAATTTTTGCCGGCAATAGTAATTTCTTTCCATCAATAATCATCTTCTTGATTATAGTTATCTTCTTCGTCTGGCTCTTCCTCGTCCTCTTCTGCATAATCCTTGTCATTGTCCAGGTATGCAGTCAGGGCTTTCTTGATGTCTGAATCACCTTTGAAGGCGTTTCGAATTTCTTCAACATCATGATCGTGATCAATCAGGATAGACACAATGCTTTCGGCTGCATCTATACGATCTACCACATTGACGTATCTTTTTAGTTCGCCCCAAATTTCACTTGCAACATTAGTTGACATAATTTAAATCCTTAAAATTTTTAATCTTGGTAAGATGTTGTGCCAGCATTACTTCTAAATCACCTGATCTAGGATAGCCTAACAAAATTAACTCTCTTTGAAACGTAATATACCTTCGCCATCTCTCTTTAAGAGTTAGGTCAGGATTTTCTTTAGACAACCAATAAATATTATGATACTCATCGTTTGTGTCAATCCCTAGTTCTCCTGCCAACGAATGCAACGGTGTATTTTTCAAAAGTGTAACTGGTAACGCTTCACCAACATCTATCAAAGTCCCACTCAACAAATATTTTTGATATTTGCGCACCATATTTAATGTATCATCAAAATCTTGCAACGTTTCTGTAGGATATCCTACCATGAAAAGAAATGTGTTTCCTAATTTGTATTTCTCGCACATTTCTAAATGGTAATCAATATCTTCATTAGTGAACTTTTTTTTCATGTGGAATCTTACAGTGTCACTGCCAGTTTCTATTCCAACTATGACATTGCTGAATCCACTTTGTTTCATCAATTGAAACATATATTCAGGGTGCTGTGCCCGTGGCCTAATTATAAATTGTCCAAGATACGTGATGTTTTTTAGATCCGGATGTGTCTGTTGTAACTCAATTAATTCTTCCATGAACCCAATGAAATTTTTTAAAGACCCGTTTATTAAACTGTCAGTGAATGCAAAATCAGTATGTCCAGTTTCTAAATAATGTTTTTCTATTTCTTTTACAATGTTGCTTGCACTTCTAAATCTAAATTTTTTCCAAATATTGCCCACATCACAGAAAGTACAACGACGAACACAGCCTCTACTGCCAGTTATTGAAATAGTTCCAGTCCCCAGAGATGATTTGTAATAATTAACATCGATCTTTTTATATGAGGGCAGCGGATTTGTATCTAAGTTATCTATTTGCATTGCCCAAGTTTCAACAAGATCAGTCTTGGAATTTACTCCTAGATCATATTGACCTTTTAAAAAATTAGTTAACACTACCTCACCTTCTCCAAGCACATAGTAGTCTAATAAATCATGATTGCACAGATATTTTCCAAATGTACTAGTGGCAGTGTGATACACTGATATACCCGGGCCGCCAGCCACAACAGTTGCATTAATGTCAAATACTTTTATTTTTTTTAATAATTTTTCACACCAAAACTTTTGCCAATGAGTTAAAACTGTTATCAACACTAGATCAGGATTTATTGTTTTGATACCTGTGACAAACAAATCTAGTATGTGATCAATCTGGTTTAATAAACCAGCATCTTCAATGTCATTTAATGATGTGTAATGATACAGTTCAATCCATTTATCATTTCCCACTTGCTCAAGAACAAAAGCATTTAAATCAAATGCTTCATAAGGCAAATCACTACTATCACATATACCTGCAAGAAATCCCAGACCTGGAGGCGGCCTGTTAATTTCAACTTGTCCAGTAGAAATTATAACTGCTTGCGTGAATTTAGACATCTAGTAATTCTTGCTCCAACAAATCCAACAGATTTAATAATTTTTTATTTTTTTGAAATGAGAACGTAGACACCATGGTGGTGTCTGCATCAACTTGATTCATATGTTTAATTTGTAGTGCCCAGGTCACAATGGGTGTATCAAAATTAAAACTCCATTTCCCCGGAATTCCCCAGGTCAACGCAATATTATTTGGAGAATGCTCGTACCTACCGCGGTACAAAAATAATTCAGGCAACAATACGTCATCCAGGTACATGGTATTAAGAGTTACTGTTTGATCTTTTATGATTTTATCATTTTCCACTATAGTGTCATGGTCCGTTTTATCATATAGTTCAATTTCTATCTGATGAGAACCATCTAATAGATCAACAGGCAACGTGACTATTCCTACTTCTTTTTCAAAATGGTAATCATGATACAAATCCCCATCAATATAAAATCTTAACTTGGGCCATGCATTACAATAAGTTGCTGAAAATTCAAATCGTAAATGATTCATGTGTTACTACATGTTACTCTTCTGTAGGGTCAGCGATACTTATCTCTGTTTTGATATTCTTAAAATCTGTCATGACTTTGTCCAAGCACCCGTCTTCGTTTGCTTCCCAGGCCTTGCGGAATTGTTTAATTATTTCACCTTCGCTGGTGACAAACACCAGACGATTGCCTTCTTTCTTGAGCATGCCTTTTTTCTCTGCAAGATCAGTCAGGCCACTGTAGGGATTCATACCTGTTTCGTAGGGAATTTTGACCTGCATGCCTTCGAATGGTTTTGCATAACGAGTTTTCATTACTTTACAACCAGCACGTATGCCCATGACTTCGGAGATCTTGTTGCCATCCTCGTCCTCTTTCAGTTTCATTTTCTTCATGGCCACAACAATACTTGACGCATAGATAAAACCTTGGCCACCTGAGATCTTGTCATCTGGGTCAAACATGTCTTGACTTGCGTATGTATGATTTGTACAGACCATTCCAACATTGTAACCACCAAACATGTTGACTGAGTTACGCACCAATGATGTGAGTGCCTTGGGCTTGCGACCCATGTCACCTTTCATGTCTCCTGCTTCAAATTGATTTACATCAGTTGGTGTCAACAACATGCCCAATGAGTCAATCACCCATAGCACCTTCATGCGCTCGCCGTCTGGCAACGCTTTGTAGTCAATCATGAATGTCGAAATTGCCTTGGCCACGTCATCAATCATGCTCATGTTCAGCTTGAGCAACTTATCTGCACCAGTGTCTACACCCAGTGCATGTAGCCATGTCTCATCCAATGCATTTTCTGTATCAACCAAGATAACAAAAATACCTTGATCTTGTGCATTCTTCACAATGTTGCCTGAACAGATATAACTCTTGCCTGCACCAGATTCACCGGCAAACACTGTGATCTTGCCCAGTGGAATGCCTCGATTGAAATCTCCTGAGATGAGATAGTTCAAGGCAAAGTTGCCTGTGCTAATCCAATCTGTTGGATCATTAAATCCAATGCTGAGGCCTTCGATGCTTTTGGTAATGTCCTTGCGGAACTTGCTTACGTCAAATGGTTTTCCCATGAATCACCTATTATTTTTAAAGAACACAGAGGGAGAGCCCCTCTGTGTGGTACTGTCAATTACTTGGCTTGACGGCTACGAATCATGGCCAGGATGTCCTGGGCATTTTTGCTGCCTTCTGCAGGCCGGGCCACTGGCGCGGCTGCTGTAGGAGTGTCATCTTCGTCAAAGCCGTTGTCTGCTGCCGGAGTAGGCGCTGCCACTTTGAGTGCAGGCTTGGCTGCTGGTGCAGGTGTGTCCTCATCCACATGAGCAGCGCCACCAGGTGCTTGTACACCTGCAGGACGGAAGTACTGACCCCAACGTTCTGTGTCGTAAGGTTGTCCATCCACGCTTGCTTCAAACATTTCTTTGATAACCTTGAGCTCCACATCGCCTGGCTTCTTGGGCAGGAATGTGCTCAAGTCATACAAACCATGTGCTTCAATTGCGGCTTGTTCAGCTTCGGTCAGTGCCGATTCTTTACGTGCCCACTTTGAAGTGTTGTAGTCAGCAAAACCACCTTTGGCAGTTTTAGTGACACGGAAGTCCAAGCCACGCAGAATGTCTGTGGGCAATTCTTCCAGTTCAGGATCCATCAATGCGCCTTTGATGATGGTGAAAATCTGTGGACCGATGATGAAACGTCGGATGGGATTTTCGGGTGTTTTGTCTTCGTTCATGGGATTCTCACGCACAAAGCCTTGGAAGATGTATGAACGTTTCTTCCAGTATTTGCGACCCATTTCTTCAAGGCTCTTGTCCTTGAACCAGGTGCGTACTTCTGCCAAGATGGGACAGGCTTCGCCCCAAATCTCCATACAAGGTACTTGTACGTACACTTGTTTGCTATCCATCTCGCCTCGGATACCAGCGAATGGCAAACGAATCATTGCTCGCTCTTGCCAGAAGAATGTGTTTTTGGTATTTGCGTCGGGAAGGAATCGCAGTGTTGCACTTTGCCCTTCTTCCATGTTCCAGTGTGGATAAATTGAATTGTCTCCACCTGTTTGGCTTCCGCCTTTGTTGCCTTCTGCTGCCTGTAGTCGTGCTCTGATTTCTGCTAATGATGCCATAGTTTTTCTCCTTGATAAGTTGCCTATGTTATGTTGCCTATCTAAATGTTTAGATCTCTGTTGCCTGTGACTCACAAACAAAAAAGCGCAAACACTGTAGTAGTATATGCGCTTTTTGTCTACATGTCAAGTGTATTTATGTCATCTGAGCAAAGCCAGTGATTTTATTCTTGCCAGAAGTGCATCGCCTTCTTGGGTCTTGGTTTCTTTGCCTTCATAGTAACTTCCGGTCATTGCCGAGTTTGAGTTGATTGGATCATCGTTGCCTTCCGCCACACCTTGTTCTAATGGATCGTTTTTTTGATATACATGAGTTTTACCAACGGCATCACGGTAATTAAAACGACCCGTGACTTTATCTTGTTGATTTTTGGCAATACCGAAACCGTGTATTCTATTGCCTGCCGCAACGGTACCTGCATTACGCTTTGCCATCTTTGGGTCTGTTGGTAAATGACTCTTATTATGAACTTGTTTCCAATGGTTATCTACTTGATTGCCAGCTTTATCTTGATAGCTTTGTAAAGCTGCTCGACCGGCTGGGGTGTCGCCAATTTCATTTAATTCTTCGCCCATGCTGTAAGGCATGCCCACTGCACCACCATCGGCCATACCACATTCAGCCAAACCGTGTTCTGGGCAGTACTCACCTTCCATGGTGTAGTTACATTCGCTGACTGGTTTGGGCTGTTGGGTTTGCAGTTTCTGGCGTGCATTGTATTCTTTATCTGGGTCTGCCAGTCCTTCATCGCCAAGTCTATGTCCAGCATAGCCGCCAGCGATGGCACCTTGAATAGTTCCAAGTCCGGGCACAATGCTACCTAATGCGCCGCCCAGGGCCGCGCCAGTTAACGCACCTTTCCAACCTTCGTCAAGACCAATGTCTTGAGCAAAACGATCGCCGATCCATTCAGATGTATCTATGTCTTCGCCAGTTTTTGCGCCATATGGCATATCGTCATAGTAGTAATCATACAATACTTGCTCCAAATGACGACTCATTTCTCCAGACTGGGTGAAGTCCTTGACATCACGCTTGTATGTGTCTAAGATGTGGTCTAGTGTGCTGCCAGTTGAGTCTGTCAGTACATTTTCTTTGATGGGCACGCCAGCATATTTCAGCATCTCAGCCAATTCACGATCTTCCACAAATGTACTCATGTTGTCGCCTTCTGCCATGCCTTGGTCTATATCATGAATGTTCACAGTGGTCAATTCACCGTTTGATGCTCTGACTGTGACAGTGTTTCCCTCTACAGACATCACAGTTCCGTATTGAGTTTTCATGCCAGGTGTGATTTGTGAGTCACCAGAGCCTTCCCCCACACCTCGACGCTTTTTCAGATGTTTTACATAATTATGCCCTCGGCCATCCAATTTGATGATTTCTTGAATGTATTCTGCCGCATGTGTAATAAAGTCACTTGTGTCGTGTACATTGTCCATACCAGTTTTGATATAGATTGTGTCCTTGAGATGCCATTCTGCCGAGGTAACTTCTCCAGGATAAATTATCACTGTGCCATTTTGTTTTTTACCGTTAATAACAGCAGTAAATGGCGCTTCAAACATCTCCGGGAATTCATCCTCGTCATCATCATCATCATCTTTGTCGAAATCATCTGCTCTAAATTCATTCAACGAGTCTTCTGCCATTGGCGGTGCTGTGTCTTGGGCAACATCAGCAGGTTCTGCCGCAGTGCTTTGAGGAGTTTGCACACCCAGTTCAGCCAGTCTGCGTTGCACATCTGAGTCGTCCCAAATGTTGGCACGGCCTTGACTCTTGTCAGCCAAGTCGTTTAGGATGTCAAACAACTCGTCATCACCCACTAGGTCATACAACAACTCAGTGGCATTGGTGGCATCAGGGCCAACTATGAGTTCAGCACTCATCAGCTGGTTGAGTTTTTCCTGTGTTTCGGGTGTGTCTGGCAGGGCCCAGGTGCCTTCACTGAGATTGTTGATCCAGTTTTCAAATATTTCAGCTTCTTTCATGTTGTTTCCTTGTTGTTGTATCTTGGCCAATGTGGGCAAGGCAGCTTCAATTCTAGCGTCCAGGGTCTGTTCCACAAACAGGTCGCGTAGATTTTCTACTAGGGCTTCGGCTTGACCGGTTTGGTCAGGAGCCCAGCTTTCAAAGTATGCTTGATAGCCACGTGGGCTGCCAAGCTGCCGGACGGTTTCTTGTAGGTTGTGATAGTATTGCCGTGCGCTTTCCACCAGCTGTTGTGTTACTCCTTCGAACACACGATGATGTTGAGCACGATTGAAACGACTCAACACAGCCATTTCTCCGACAATTTCTGTAATGTGATTGCCACGCACATCATACGGGTTGCCACCTGAACGCACATGTTCCAGCATGGCTCGTCCAGCACTCAAACTTTTAAACGGCAGTCTAAAACGTTCTTGCTCGGCTGTTTCAATAAACAAACTTTCCACATAGCGATAACGTTTGTCATCTTCGCCCAGCACACGATTGTGTTTGATCACTAGTCGTGCTTGAGTTTGCTCACCCATGTAACTGATTTTTCTAGTGCCATAGTAGCCTTCAAACAAGCCTTCTTTGATGGCAGCAATGCCGGCCAGTGTGTGCTTGAGTTGATTGATGTCGCGTGGACTCCAAGTTGCTCCATGGCTGGCAGCAGTGTTGCTGAGTTGTTCTAGGAAACTGAACCAATCTTCTTTGTCTTCAGGTTCCATGCCCCTGCCCAGGTTGTCGCCATAAAACAAACTGAGTTCGTCATCAGCAATTACTACAACTGCTGTGCCGTAACTTTTGCCAGAGCTGGCAACATAATCAAATTTCATGGTCTTGGCGTCACCAGCTTCTGTGGGTTGGCCTTGGTCGTCAAAGTATTCTGGGTCAAAATTGCGTGTGACCAAGAAATCTGCTAGATCTTGAGGTAATGCTTCCATTGTCATAGTCGTGTATTTAGCGCAGCATTGATATGAACGGCATTGGTTCAATGATGTTATCGCCGTGATCTTTCATTTGTGTGTCTAATTCTGCATGATAAGTCTGCAACATCATGAGCATGCGCACCGCCAACAGTGATCCCATGACAAGGTCATCAGTTTCTCCGGGCTTGGCAGCATAGCTGCCCCCGTGTGCAACAAAAGTTTTGAGTTCAGAAATTAGTGGCCTGCTGTACAGCTTCATGCGCCCAGATTCCACAAGAATTTTGAACTTGTTGCAAGCTGTGAGTTTGGCTTTGTTTGTGGTGTTAAATCCTTTGCGGAATCTACGTCCTGTGGTACCTGTCACTGAGTTATCGCTAAGGAAGTAGCCCCGGATGTTTTCTTCACCATACTCGTTTATGGATATCAAGGCTGCTTCACCAATGGTGTTGTTTTCTACACTGTAATAAATCTTTTTATCATCTTTGGTAATTTCATACAACTCATTGACAATGTCAGCCAATAGTTTGACCTGTGTGGGAATGTCTGATTTGTTGTGACGCCACTCAGCCACTTGCTCTGTAGTGTCTGCTTCAAACACTTGTATAGCACTAGGATCGCCTCCAGTGCCCAGGCTAGGGTCTAATGCCACAATATATATCTTATCTTTGACAGGAGTTTTGTACCAGCGTACCTGTCCTGTACGGCGATTGGGTTCTACACCTTCAAGGTCCAGCAGTTTGGTAGGCGCAATTAGTGTTTCATCATTGATAACAAACTCGCATTCCATTTCACGTCGGAATCGATCTTCGCCCAGTTGTGCTAGTTGCTCTAGTCCCCACTTTTCATCACGGTCTGGATGTTCACGCCAGTTGCTTCTAAATGCGCGGAATCCATTTATGCCTAATTCAGTGGTATTACCATGTTCGTCTTGAGTCTTGTTGGCACCTTTCCATAGGTACGCAAATTGATCTTCGTCTGAGTTGGGAGTACTTGTGATAATGGCCTTACCACCCGTGGCCAGGGTGGGCGAGATACTAGTCCAAAACTCTCGAGCAATGGTGGGTCGCACAAACGCAAATTCGTCGGCGTACAGGAGTGAAATACTCATACCCCGTCCAGTGGTTTCAGTTGTGGTCTGTGCAACAATACGTGATCCATTTTCAAATTCCAAACTGTTTTTGTTGTAGCTGGTGGCACCTGCTCTGATATGATTAGGGCACAGTTCGTATGCGTATCTAATACGTTGCATGATCTCCTGTGCACCTGTGTATTTGTGTGCGGCCACTAGAATGGTACTGTCAGGAACAAACATGGCATACCACAACAAATAACCTGCGGCACTGGTCGACTTGCCTGTTTGTCGAGGCATTAGCGATATTGAATATCTATACTCGTGATACGTGGCAATCAATCGCTTTTGGTAGTCAAACGGATGATACAACATCTTGCCGCGTGTGGGGTGCTGGATGTAGAAAAAATTATCCATGAAGTACAGTGGTCCAGTCACTGGATCTGCACATCTTGCAAATTCAATTAGTTCTTGTTCAGTGTATACTTCTTTGCGGTGTGGTGCTTTTACTAGCACCGTTTCTAAATTCTTAGTTGGCGGGGGTGCAATCATTTTATACTTTCTGCCAGTTCAGGCCATAGTTGTTGAAACTGCCCGGCGGTGCTGGGATGATACTGTGTTTCAATGTTACGTATGTGTTTTTTGAATTGTTCAACAATGTCTGGTTGAGCAGTCTCAATAGAATTGTATTTACTCAAAGCCTGATCAAAAAACTGGCGTTCTGCGTCTGTAGCAATACCTAGTGTGTAGAAATGTCTAATTTCTGCAGCAGCCAATTGAGCCACAGCAGGCGCATGCAAAAATGGATCAAGGTACTTGGGCTGAAACAAATTTTGCCATAGCACTGTGGCACCAGCTGATTCAACAAACTGTCTGAACTCACACAGTCTGGTGGCATTGTAAATGCTGTACACCGCATGCACACCTCCCCATTGTCCTTGTGACTGCATTAGACCTTGTATGGTCTTTAAATTCTCTTGTAACATTGTCCAAGATCCGCCATAGCGCACATATTCAAAACGTTGATCTATGTTATCAAAGCTCATGCTCCATCCCACCCGTTTACGTTGTGCAAGTTTGCGAAATATCTTATTGCTCTGCAAGTCAACATTCAAGTTTGTGATCAGCGTAACAATAGCCGTGTCTGGTATAACATCCAGCAGTCGTTCGTTTTCTGGCAGCAACAACGGCTCACCACCCACCAAGGCCACTTCATGTATGTGTTCGTAATGTTGTTCAATAAAATCACATACTTGTTCATAGTAGGGTCTTGAGCCTGACTTGAATGGTACTTGTTTTAACTGTGCCCATTTACTACTGGCACTGGGATCGCAATAGTTGCAACTGAAATTGCATGTGGTGTTCCAACGAACATCTACAATAACCGGATAGTGGTATTGGTCACCAGCAGTGACATAATCAAAATCAGGGTTGACATTGTTGTGCCACTGCCGTTCACTGTCTGCACCAAATCTTTCAGCCTGTACACAGTTAGAGCAGTAGCTATGTGCTTGTCCATGTGCCAAGTCAGTGCGTATTTCGGCCATTAGTCGGCTGTTGAGTATTTGTTCTATACTTTGACTGTTGAGGTTGCCCAACATGTTGGGGTTGCCAGCACAGCATGTTTTGACATCACCACGGGGATTGATGTGCAGCCCACGCCAGGGGGCTGCACAATAGAAGTTGCTCATGCCGTATTTACGGTGTTAGTCGGCGCTCTTGCATTTTTGGCGTTTGGCATTTGTAAGTGCGCCAAAGTCCACAGGCCATTCTTGCCCAGGCGTGAGCTCTTGAGCGTTAGCTGGGAAAGCAAACTTCACACCTGCTTTGTTTTCTATGGCTGAAATAGCAGCACGGGCCCGGGTCAAGTCATTGCCCTGACCGCCTTCGTGCTTGAAATACCAACCAGCCATGGCACCTGTTTGGTTGTTGATTACAATCTTGTAGAATCCGTGTGGCACCACAACACCGTTGCCAATTGTTTTGTCAGTGTTGTCATATACGCCACCCACATAGATTGTAAAACTGTTGTTGAGTTGCACCGTCCAACCACGCACTGAAGTTTCCAGCAGTTTCCAAATGCCACGATTAAGTCCACCCAGTTGTGGATACATGTTGGTCATTAAGAAACTTTCGTATTCTACCTGTTGGTCCCATGATAAGTCACCATCTGGAGCAGCATGTCCTTTGTCGTAGCCTGTGCCAGCATAGTCATCTGGACGAGCACCATTGGGCACACTTGCGTCGGCAACAAACGCATTGGTTCTTGGCCAGCATCCCAAGGCATTGGGCGGAGTCAACGTGTATGACACATAGTTGGGAATCTTTGCGGCTGCATCATAGGCCACAAAGTATGCTCTACGACAGATGGCTGTAACAGACTTTGCAGTCTTGGCCCAACCATAAGGATTGTGTGCTCGACAGTGGTCAACTGCTAGAGGGGCGGTTTGGTCCCAAGCGTGTGCTGATTGTAAGGCTGTGAGCAACAGCACAAATAAAAGTTTTTTCATATGGATATTTATTGATTGGTTAACGGGGGTAGCCAGCAAATGGCTTGACAGGACTTTGTTTTAACACAGATGCAGGTTCTAAACTGTTTGGTGTGCTGATTTGTATTTTTTTAGCAGGCAAGCCGGCCATTTTCAATGCTTGGTCAATTATGGGTTCAACAGTGGCATTAAAACCAGCAACCACCGCATCTTCTCCAAATGCGGCTGCTGCTGACCATTCTGGCATGAATGGAATTGGATTATCCGTTCCAGCATCACTTCTGGCACGAGCCATGGCCACACCCAGTCGATAAATCTGATATGGGTCGCTAGATTTTACTCCAGGCAATGTAAACACGTGATTCATGGGATCTGCTTGTTCAGGAGGCAATGTTGTTTCTTCTTTGAGGAATTCTCTAGCTCTCATCGGGGATATCCTTTGAATGCTACTACCGGACTGATTTTGTTTGTATCACCAGGCTCTTGGCTGCGATTATCGCCATGATTCATGTCATGTGTTTCGCTGCCCACAGCTTTGAATGCCTGCTTCATCATTTTTGATTCTTCATCAGTGTACGGATTTGCTGTGTTGTATTTGCCTACCCAACTGGCCGAGTCCATGTCTATAGGTTTATCACTGCCATCAGCACAGGCCACTGCCATCATCACACGATTGAGTTCATAGGCACGATCATACCCACCTGGGTCACGGAACTTGTTTAGTCCACGGGTGGCCTGGTGATATCTATGACGCATGTGACCTTGTTGTTTTTCAACAAGGAACTCAGTGGCTCTCACTGTTAGATTCCGTTGCTGCCAGCAGTGGCACTGGTTGCAGTGCCCAATGCAGTGGCAGTAAATCCGCCAGTACCTGTGAGAATATACAAATAGTTGCCTGCACCCACATAGTATTGTGACACAGTGTTGCCAGGCACAGCCACAGCATTGGCATAGATGTTGCCTGGTAGACCTGCGGGCATGGTGGCATTGGCTGGTGTGCCATTGGCCTGAGCATAGGTCAACTGCACAGCACTGACTTGAAATGTCACATTGCTGAGTGTGGTGGCAAATTCCACTTTGTCAGTGGTCCACAGTGTGTTTCCTACTGCATTTACAACTTGAACAGCCATTATTGGTCACCTTGAGGTTTAGAAACTATGGGTTGAAATAGTTCTCGTGCTTGATACATCACCCCTGGGATTTCCACAGGTGTTTGTTTCACGCTTGGCACAGGGGGTGGCACATAATTGTTGGCATTGCGTTGTGCAAGTTCTGCTGCCACTTCACTGTAAGGTCTCATCATGTTGTTTGTGCTCATTGTTTACCCCTTGTAGGCCTTCCATTGGTTGGTGAGAGCAAAAATGCTTTCATCAACTTTCTTTTCTTCTTTGTCTTTGATGGCGCCGCTGGCTTTCATGCGAGCAATTTTTATATCTTCAAAATCGTTCTTGCCATCGCCGTTTTGATCAACATCTTTTTTGGCTTCTTTGATGCCGGCAATTTCTCGCATGCGTTGAATGCTTTCAAGGAAGTCTTCTTGAACTTCAGAATCTTCGGTTTCGTCAGCAGCATCTTCAGCAGCATCAGCGTCTGTAACAGCATCTTCTTTCATGGTCTGTTCCCATGGCTCAAGTTCAGCTTGTTTGATACCAGCCATTTCCATCATTCTGCGCATGTCGTCATCTTCATTGTGTGGACGAGTAGCCACAACTGGCACAGTTGATTGTCCGTTGCCAGCAACATCTGCCTTGGGCTTGTTCAAGCCACCTGAGTATTGCAATGCATTGGGAGATGTTTCAGTGTTGGTGGGCCAGTCTGGAGCATTTTCATCCACTGCTTGTTCAACATCACCGCAACCGCAATCAGGCATGCCGCATGTTTCACATGGCTCTTCACCTGGTGAGTGCATGTCACCACCGTGTGCATCTCCGCCACCAAGTCCGGCATTCTTCAACATCATGCCCAGCTTCAGTGCATCTTCATCTGTGGCAGTTATGGTCAAACTCTTGCCGCCTTCAGTGGAGTCACTCATGTTAATGCTCATTGATTCAGCGATCATGTTTTCCAGTTCGCGATTCATTGAGTCATAAATGCCTTTGCCGACCATGCTGCCACCGCTGCTTTTTGTGGCAGTGCTGGTAGCAACTGATCCACTAGTGGTTGACTCATCAACTTCTTCTTCTTTTTTGTCTTTTTTCTTTTCATCGTACTCGATGTCTTTTGCTACCTTCTTGCCAGCTTTTTCAGCCTTGGCATCTTCAGGCCCACGCTTTTTACCGGTGATGCCATCTTTTTTCTTTTCATCGTACTCGATGTCTTTGGTGACTTTTTTGCCAGCTTTTTCAGCATGGTCATCACGAGTGTGAGTGCTTTCTTCTCCCACTGCTTTGGTAACTTTGTAACCAGATTTCTTCAACAACATCATGGCGGCTTTTAATTCACTGCCTTCATTGTCACCTTCACGAGTCATCAACTTAGACCGGCCGCTGGGTCCTTTGGCACCAATGGCACCCTTTGTGCCCTTGGGACGTCCACGTCCACGCTTTTCTCCGCTGGCTTCGCTGTCATCATCTGCACCAACACTGTTGCCTTGGTCATCTGTACGACGTGTTACCATACGGCCTGTGGCGGTGTGCTTGATATCATGCTTGGTACCACGTTCAATGCTGCCAACTTTGGGAGCAGCGGCTCTTGGCGTGTTCATGTCAAACGCAGTGCCTTTGGAACGTTCTTCGTCCATCTCGGCAGCCACAGGTTTTACTGCTACAAAAGTAAAACGGCCTGGTGTATTGCTACTGTTCCAGTCATTCCAAGCTGCTTTTGCTTGCTTGGCATCAGACCCTTTGACTTTGGTTTTTGCTGTACGACCTTTTTGATTGTCTTTGTAATGCACTTCAAACTGTGTGGGCTGATCTTCGGCCATCTCGTCCTTGCTGCTGGACTTGGCACCTTTACGCAACATAGCAAAATCATTGGCATCTAATTTGCCATTTTTGTTCATGTCAATTTTCTTTTGACCACCACTCAATGCACTGCGCATGGCTTCGGCAGCCACATCGCCCAGCATTTCGTCAACTTCTTTTTTGGCGCCGGCGATCTTGTCGGCAAAAGTGATTTTGTTTGCAGGTGGCGCCAGGGCAGCAAATGACTTTTGTTTGCTGGACATTGGAGCACTACTTTTTTCGTCTAGATGGCCAAATTGAACATCGTCTGTGTTGGTGAATCTAATACTCTTTAAACGTGTTGGTAACTTGCCTTTGGCAATAATAAAATCTAATTCTCGATCAGTTGGTCCAGCTTGTTCAAGATCTTGTGCCAGGTCGCCCATGGCATCGTTGTCCCACATGTCATCACCATACAATGCAGCAATAGCCTCTAGCACTTTTTCATAATCAACAGGAGCAGCAGCTTCGCGCATGCTTCTCTGTTCTGGCTTCTTGCCTGTGACAGGAGCCCCTGACTTGCGTTGTAAGTCCTTGATCATATCTTCATCCGAGCCATGGCCAACCAGTCGGTTGACACCGCTGGCAACCTTCTTGCCAATCTTTTTAACTGCATCCAATGGGCCTTCTTCAAGACCTTTTCCGTCATTTGCGGTAGGTTCACCTTGTTGCCAAGTTTTTGGCAGTGACTTATGCGTCATTTTAGGACCGCCTCGTTCTCTGCTTACAAATGTACGATTTGCATCTGTGTTTGTATTTTGTGTGTAAGTACGACCAAGACCGCCGCCACTCTTTGCACCGCTTCTTGGATGCACATCGTTATCAGTGGGAGGCATGCGATTGACTTCTCTTCCTCTCTTAACTGCAAATGCAAGACTATCTCTGTCTTGCTGTGTTTGCGGACGAGCCAATATACCTAAGTTTGGGTTAACTATAGAACCAGCACGAACTACTTCATCCACTTGTTCTTCTTCCAGTTTGCCAGCCTTGGCCATCTTGGCCTTGACAGCACCAGCCACACGCTCACCAGCAGCCTTGCTGCCGTATTCTTTGGCAGCTTTGGCAGCCAAGGCTTTGAAACCTGTGGTGGCATTGTTGTGCTTGCCCATGTCACGCTCATTCAGTTGCTGATGTGTGACTTCGGGAGTGGCACGAATGCCGTCTAGTTTTTTGTTTAAATCGTAAAAGAAACTCATTGTATTATCCTCTTGGGTTGGCGCCAGTGGCTGGCTTTGCGGGGCGATTGATCTTGCTCATTGGGCTCTTATCACCCGTTGGAATATCATTTGTGGTTTTGGCAGGCGGTGTCTTACCACCAGCCACTGTGAAATCACTGCGGTATGCATTTTTCAACACAGCATGGTCATAAGGACCAGTTGCGTAATCTTTGCTCAAGGCCTTTTGTTCAGCGTCAGGAGCAGGATAGTCTGGATCACCCAGCAAGTCTTTGCCTTGGGCATCAATACGTTCATACTCGTCTACAAGTCCATCCACGTGTGGTGTGGTTTGCATGATGATGTGATTGGGGTCAAAGCCCAGCAACTGTGCCAGCTGTTTGATCTGTGGTTCAATGGCTGGGTACTTAAAGCTGACATCAAACATTGTTACACTATCATTTTTGTTGTTGGGGAAGTCAGTTGGTATGACCTGTATAGGGGTGGTCTTGGGATCACCCATTTTTACAGGATCAAATTGATCCAGCTTTTTCTTCAACTGTGATACCAAATCGCCAGGTGGTTTACCCAGCAGTTTGATACGATAGTTGTATGTACGTTCGCTTTCGGCTAGGTAATGGGCAAAATTTTTCATATCAGGTTCCTGTATCATATTTATTCTTTTTTGTCATTTTGATCTTTACCACGTATCAAGCGGTCCAGTAGATCGTTACGACTCAGCACCATGCCCTGTGCTGTTTGCATGTTTTCACCGGTTCCGGCATCTGCAGACTTGGCATCTATCATGGCTTGTTGCTGATCCAGGCGCATTTTTTTCAACTGCAAGTCGATCATTTTGAGCTTTTTGTCCATCTTGGCTGTTTTTGCTGTGATGGCATGCCCCAACATGTTGCTGGCTACTGAGAATATTTCACTGGCAAATCTTGAATCCACTTGCATGCCCAGATCCATTAGATCATTGTAACTGCTTTTGGCCAAGTCAGCCAACCCGTCCATTTCTTCGTCATTGGCTTCTAGACCACGCACTCCAGGCAAGGCCGAGTCAATTTTGTCTATGTTGTCGTCTAAGGTTTGTAGTTGAGTACGAAAGTCTTCTGCAGGCTGTGTTGCGGGCTCAGCAGGGGCCTCCGCTGCGGGAGGTAAATCAAAAAGTTCTTCGAGTTTACGGGTCATGCCCTATTTAGTGGTCATGCTCGACCGTTTGCAAACATATCGTTCTCGGTTATGACTCTAAAAGTCAAGCCGTTACGGCGTGCCCATTTGGTGGCAGCATCCCATTTGCTGTAGTTGATTGCTACCACAGCACGGTCTCGATTTGACATTTTTGATTCAATCACACTCTGTTTTTTGGGCTTGATTTCAATCAACTCGGCCTTGATTGTGTTGTCTCTTGTGCGGTACGTGATCAGGAAGTCTGGAATGTACTGTGTCATCTTGCCTGTGAGTGGATGACGATAGGGAATGGCAATGCTTTCACTGGCCCACTGCAACACATTGTCATTGCTGTCACAGAACTTCATGAAGCTGAGCTCCCAACCTGATCGGTAACGTGGAGTACCGTTGCCCGCATATTTTTCACGGTTGAGTATGGTATAATCACCTTGTGCCCAGCGACTCATGTCAGTATGTTTCTGGCTTGATAAAAGTTGGGAGTTACTGCAACCCCCACACCCAACAGTGTGGCTCGGCTGCGAATTTGATTCAGGTAGTAGGCCATGTTGACATCAATGTTGACACCGTTATTGCCTTGCATTTCTTGCAACAATGTCAGTGCAGGTATGCCAGTGCTGTCAGCAACTCTAAACAAGCTAATGGTAAAGTTACCGGCCGCCACTCGTGATGTCATCTGTGTGAGAAAATAACTGTGTACCACATCATACTCGTTGACTGGTACGTTGACGTCATAATCATAAAAACTGTCAAATACTCTAACAGTTAAATCCGTATTGGGATTGGCGTAATTTACTGTACTCACAGATTATGCTCCGGTGTTGGGATTGTTTCTACCTTGCGCTTGCGCGGCTGCCTGACGTTGTGCTTGCGCCTGTGGAAATATCCAACCATCAGCCTTGTTGGCCACGGATCTGGTTGCTCCAGGCAAGGCTTGAATAACAGTGTTCTTACCAATGGCCAATGCTTCACTCTTGGTGATGGCTGCCAAGTTCTTGCCTTTGAACGTGTTGTAAGTACGCCCAGCTTTTTGTGCCGCACCAATCAAGCCCAATACACTTCCACTTTGCAAATCTTCCAGGATACCAATACCCGAATCCAACAACCCACCTTGACCAAATACTGTGGCAGTACCACCGGGTCTTGCCAAGGGACTAGGAGTAGTATCATAGTGTGCTGAATCAGCAAATCCTTGTACATTGGTGTCGCCACCTTGTTGACGTTTGCCCACAGCACCTGAGTAGTATTTTACAGTTTCATAGGCCACGGTCATGCTGTTTTGCATAATGCCGCCACCTTCGGCGTAACTGTATTGATCGTGACTCCAGTTTGTGATCAGCGGATTGATTAGCACATACTCAGCAACTTTGTGTTGATCCATGCCATAAATTCTTATATCGCGGAAAAATGGTGGCTTGCCTGATGATGAACTTGTGCCATCATTGAATGATTCGCCAATGTATCCCCAGTCGTTGACTTGTCGCACATCGTTGTAGATATCTCTGGCATTGTACCCAAAGCCTGCTTGTCTGTTGGCACTGGGACCAATGCTGCCATTGGTGTTGTTGGGCGCCAGGTATTGTTGACTTGGATCTTTGTAGTAGTATGCCATGTAGTTGTACCACATGTTTCGTGACACATCACCACCATCGTCATGGAACACAATAGTACAAGGATCGTAATTGATTTTCTTTTGTATAACTCGTTTGCGATTGTATTGGCTTAGTGTTTCATTATCAATCGTGTACTTTGGTAGGTCCACTGTTTTGACAATGTAACTCAGGCTTGTGATATCATCATTGCCCATTGCGCCGCGCAAGGCAGGAATCTCTTGCACGTTGAGCGTAAAACTAACGTGAAAGAGAAATTTGAATCTAGGCTTGAGTTCGTAGGCGTTTGTGGTAAACGTTTTGCTTGCGTGAGTATAGTCACGCAAGCTGTTGTTGCCGTAGAACCCTTTTAAAAAGTCCTGGCCAAATGAAGGCATATTTAGACGCCTGCGCCAGTTACCACGTCACCAATAGTTCTACCAACTTCGGTACCAACTCCAGTACCTTCAGGTGTTTGGTTGGCGTTGTCGTAAGCAATGCTTAATTCAATTGTGGCTGCTTCGTTTGTGCCATAATTGAGATCACCATAGTTGGCGCCTTTCAAATAGCAACCATACAGTTCCCATGTTTCCAACACAACTGGTTCATTGGCACCGTTGCCACCGTCAAGTATTTCAACTTTGGTTGTGAACTTGTAGTCAATACCAGAAGCGGCTGAACTCATTTCTAAGAAGTCCATTTGTTTCTGCAGTTGTTCGCCAATCAGTCTGCTGACTGCACCTGATGCATCATCACGCAAACTGCATGTGGTATCAGCCCAGGCATGACGTCCAGCCAGTTTCAATGTTGAGTTGTAAATGGGCAATGAAATTTCTTCAAAAGTCAAATTAGGGCGAGCAAAACTCACAACTTGTTTTGTTAGTTCAGTTCTTGGTGTACTCACACCAAGATTTTCAAACATCACTCTAAAGCGATATTTGAGTTTGGGCATCAACAGACCTTGGGTAGTCGAGCTTTGATCGCTTGCCAAGGGTACTGTCATTCTCTGTAATGATGAAACTGCCATTTGTTATTTCTCCTATTGTGTTTATTTACCTGAAATGGAGGCCTGGTAAAAGGCCCCCTGTTTCATCATGCTGCTGCGCCGCCGCCTGCAATTTCACCGGTGTTCTTGATACGCAACGGAATGTAGATAAACTCCACTGCTTTTACTGGTTCAATTGCCACGTCCACCCACAACTCGTTGCGGTCAATACGTGCGGCTGTGTTGTTACTCAAGTCACAAACCACCAAGTAGTCATAAATGGCACGTTTAGCAATCAAGTCAATCATCAAACTGTTTACAGTATTGGTAATCTCATTACGTGTGATCTGATCATTGGGTTCAAACAAATACAGTTTGCCAATTTCTTCCAGACGTCCACGCAAGAAGCAAACCAGTCGTGCCACGTTGATACGATCCAGTGCTGTAGTAGCGCCTTGGCGTGTTTTGTTACCAAAGTTGGTGATACCAATTCCTGGAATAAAGGTAATTGGGTTGATGTTGTTTTGATACAGAACATCACGCAGGCCTTGACTCACAGCAATTTGTTGGAACTCACCTGTAGCAGCTTCAATATAACCAATAGCAGTTGCATTGTCAATCACACCACGACGTGTACCAGCAGGTGCCAACCATGGATAGCTCACTGCATCACTGCGCAGAATTGTACGCATCATCATGTGACTGCTAGGTGCCACAACTGTGTTGCCCGACAGGTCTGTTGTTTGGCAGCTGGGGTAGAACACCGCAGCATAAGCACTGCCTACAGTCAATCCATCTTCAGTTGGCAAGCCCAGGCCGTTATTGTCTGTGGCATAAGTTGAAAGATCCGTACCATTTCCGGCCAGTCGCATTGGTGTGTCACCCACGCAGAACAGTGTATTAGCACGTTCGTTGCTGAGTGCAACCAAGTTAAGCAACAACTCAGGATACGCAGGAGCCGCAATCAAATTGAACTGATTTTGTTCTTCACGTGCAGCCAAGTTAGTGTCAATCCCGGCTTTCATTGCTTTTACAACCAGGTGGCGTTGTGCCTGGCGTCCAGAATACATTGCACCATTGGCTTTGTTGCCACTTGTGGTTACCCAGGTGTAGCTGTATCTAGGCAAATTATTGTTGTTTGTAGGATCTCCAGCATCGTAAGCACCAGCATCAGGATAGGTAGTTGATGTAAAGTAGCTGGTAGTAAACGCTTTTACGTTGTAGCCTGAGCGGCGTGTATTCCACAACAGCATGCCCTGTGGATACAAGTTAGGATCTGGTGCATCCAAGTCCAGGTGATCGCTGGTCAGCAAACTTTCAATTGTGGGCAATGAGTCACTCACAGGATTTGTGGCACCACTTGTGCTCCAACGTGCATCAGCAAACAATACACCATTTGATGTTGTTTGATCTGTGGTGTCAACTTCTACCCATTGATCTGTGCCGCTGACTTGTTCCCAACGATAAAGTTTAGGATAGTTTTCCAAGTCACCAGTGTCTACCCATAAGTCACCATATTGCAAAGGACTCTCTGCGGCATTGTTTTGTGTTAACGGAGCATCTGCTGCAATGATGGGTCCTGAAGCATTGGTCAGTGTCAAATCAAAACCACGTGTGTCGTTGGTGACATTTTGATAACCTTGCCAAATACCATTGTCTTGAATCATGATGTCAGCATCACTGACACTGCTGTAATACCACAAACGGCCATTTACAGGATTCTGATCTGGTTCTGTAGTGCTGACTGTGTAAGTGAATTCAGGGTCAGTCACCCAGTTACTCAATACCAATTGATCAGCTGTGGTGTTACTAGGGCGAACATAAATTGTTGTGGCAGTAAATCCAGCGTCAGTAATAGGAGTACCAGTTTGGTCCAACACCAACATTGTGCCGCCTTGGCTGTGTGTGAGCACAACTGCACCAGCACTGTTTACACTTGCACTGACATAAGGAATATTGGCTGCACTAACTCCAGCAATAAATGCCTGTGGTGTAGTACCGCCCACGGTCACTGTGTAGTTGGTGTATGTACTTGATCCTGATTCAGATGCAGTTAATTGAAATTCGTCACCAGGCGTAAAAGTTGGGTTCAACACGTCACCAGTGACCACTGTTGCACCCAATGCAGTGCGTTCAAAAATCTGGAACGCACTTGAAGGATTCCAGTCCATTGCCATAGCATTGTACACAGCATAAGTTGTGCCTACTGAAATATTTTTTCCGCCACCTGAAGGATCAAGTGCATAGTTGGCTGTGGCATCATTACTGTATACATTTGTAGTTTGTGAGATGAAAGTGGCCAATGCGCCGCTGTATTGTTTGATTTTCAAACTCATGCCGTTGTTGGCTGCACTGATGTTTTGCCATACACTGCCTGTGGGGTGTGGTGTGGTGTCAGTGGTTCTCCAACGTGGAGATTGATAGCTGTAGCCAGGGAAATATTCAGGAGCAAAATATTCAATTGCGCTGATACCCAAGGCCACCAACAAGTTGGTACCGTTGTTGGGTCCAGCTTGAATACTAATAATACCACCGCTGGCACTAGAGCCATCGTTAGTGGCAGTTGAATCTGCATAGAATGTCAACTTGCCGTCTACAACGTCAGTGTAAAAACCTGATGTTCCATATGGGCAAGCTACATTAATTGCGGTAGAATATGCGCTGACTGTTTCACCAGCTGGCACTGGCACCAAGTTACCATTGATGTACATGTTGGAATTGTAAAAACCAGTTAAATTAGGATTGCTTACTGATCCTTGTAATGTATACCATGACAGTTTCCAGTCGTCGCTGCCCACAAATACCCAGTCGTTGTCCATGTTTTTGTAATACATGGGGTTTTCAAGACTTACTGCACTCACCGCATAATCACCAATGCTGCCAATTGTGGCCAGTGGTGTGTAATCGCCCCCATCATAGTCAACAACTTCTGCTGTGTCTGTGATCACAATAGGAGCATAGTTTGTAAATGCAGCAGTAGTTTGATTCCACTGGAACACTCCCCAGGTAGTAGTACTAGAATCTAACCAGTAAGTGCCATTGTTGGGACTGCCTGTGGGACGACTCAAACTGGCTGTGAGCTCAGTCAAGTCAATGTCCACACGCTGTACATAAGCGCGGTTTGTAACGCCCAATGAGCTGTACGCAGCCAACAAACCATATTCGTTGAGTTCGTAACCATTGATTGGTGTACCAGTTGTGGTGTTGTAGAAGAATGGCACACCATAAGTAGCTGCCAAATCTCGTTGACTGGTAATGAGATAAACTTTGTTTGCATTAGCTGCGGTTGTGCCAGCCGCAACTCCTACGCCAGCGGCATCAGCTTTGTTCTGTGCTGTGGCAATTAAAAAATAGGGAACTGTGTTTACAGCGGAAGGGATATATTGACTCTCATCAATTACTTGTACTTCTACGCCTGGTGATACTAGTGCCATGGTTGATTCCTTTTCAAGTTACTGATATTTATTGGTATACCCAAAAAAAGGTGATTTACACTGCCCTTTGCCCAAGGTCCGCCTGCTAAATACCGCATGAGACCCATTTGTCCAGCCTGCAATCAGCGTCCTCGTGCCGTAAATTATATCCGGGAACATGTCACACATTACCGCAGTAGGTGTGAAACTTGTCAACGTCGAGGACGTGGTATCAAGCCCAGAGAACCACGTTGGAAATCAGACGGGTACAAGAAAAAACCCGCATGTGATAGATGCGGGTTCAAGGCAAGACTTGCCAGTCAATTGCTAGTATATCATATAGATGGGGATCTTAATAACACTGCCTTGAGGAACCTGCGCACAGTGTGCCGTAACTGTGTGGAGGAGATTTCAAAAGTAGAAGTTACTTGGCGGGCGGGCGATCTTGAACCAGACGCATAATTTGCTGATATAGATCATCTAATGTGCCGTTGTTGTCTAGTACTGTATTAAATTTTGTACCCACCCAGGCAGTTTCTGACGCATGCACGCCTAACTGCTCTAGTCGGCGTCCACTCAAGGCCCAGTTGGTATTTCCGTTTGGTCCGCGATTACGACTCTTGGCTGCGTCGTACCATTCAGGTTCAGCACCACGCACCACACGCACCACAATGCCGCCGGCATTTTTAATTGCTTTGATCTCATTGGGAAATCTACAGTCACTGATAACAACATCATCTGTGCTGTTGCGCAGTTTGTTTTCTAAACTGGCAATCCAAATATCATCATGGAATCCGTTACGGCATACTTCAGTGCCCCAGTTTTGCAAAACCCAACGAGGAGTAATTGCCATACCCAATCGATTGGTCCACCAATTGTCTTGTTGTTCGCGCCATTCACGGGCTTGTTTGGTGCGCCCTTCCAGCATGGTTCTGTCCCATCCAAACACTGCACTCACAGCATCCTTCAATGTGTTGGCAAAACTTTCCCTGCGAAAATGATGTAAATTCACAAGATAGTCTGCAACAGTATCTTTGCCTGATCCTATAAACCCGCACACCCCTATAATCATAATGACCTCATTTGTCTACTGTGGGAACCAGTTGTTCTGGTATGGCCTGTATATCAAACTCACTAATTAAATTTTTCAATACAGTTTCATATTCTTGAGCTTGTGCCACTGCACGGTGAAAATTGTGTTGTGTTTTTTGTCTGACTTGATCTGGATTGGGTATATCTTTCAGCCAAAATTCAGTGTTGTTTACTATGGCATCAAGGCGCTGTTCACCGTTCATGATCATGTCGTATGATTCTAGCAAATGCTCGTCAAATGTTTCGTACCCTTCACTGCGCAACCATTGCAAACTGCCTGGTTGTCCGGCAATGAGCCAAGGGATTCTGTTGAATAATGTCACATAAGTTTTTTCACCCAGCCAGTAGTTGGCCAGGCCACTGGGTGCATTGTTGCCGTACACTGATTCAGATATCACTCGGAATCGACTGTTGGAAAACAGTGACACATCATATGGCACACCACAGTAGTGAAACGATGTTCCCACCTTGTTCATTTTGATATTGTCAGGGCTGCGTAACCAACTGTCTAATCGGGAGATCAACTGCGATTCTGGCACTTCAGGAATGAGTTGTTTTATAGGCTCTAAGTTGTTAGGGTCGTACCAAAAACTCCAACAGCACTGATCAAGTAACTTGGCTTGTTCGAACTTCCATAGCAGTCGTACACGATGCTGCCGATCAGGTTTCCCGGTCAAAAACAAAAACTGATCTGACTCAGCATTCCATGAGGAATTGATACTGCTTTGTTTTTTGTTTATGATCTCGTTATAGTTGCGCCAAAGGTGAAAGTTTACAAACTCCACACGGTCGGCACGTATACCCGACAAGTCTTGTATCTTGAACAATGGATTTAAAATCAAGATGGTGGCAATTCCGCGTGATCGCAGAGTGTCAAAGATGTAATTGAACCCGTCTTTTTTATCAGGGATGGTAAAATAATCAGTTGCCATCATGCATACTAGCACCGATGCTTGACGACGTTCAATGGCTTGCAATGCCTCTTGCAAGTATTCTTCTACTGCATTGGGAAATGCGCCTTCTAAAGATACAAATGCTGCTTGCTTCAATTCAATTCCTTAACACCCAGGTGTTGTAGTGTGGCTTGCAACAGGTCAATCTGTCTGCGACAGTCCTCCAATGCATGGTGACTGGTTGCAGGCCGGGGCAGTCCTGGCCACAAACTATATACCGTTCTTGCGTCACGGATCTTGTAATATTGCCAGGGCAAGGGCTTACCATAACTTTTGTAGGCATGTTCAAGGATGTTGGCATCGTATGTGGGCCCATTCATCCAGATGCGATTGCACTTCCAGCATAACCGGTGCAGTTCGTCCAGTGCCTGATCCAAGGGTATACGACCATCTTCTGCAAAGGCTTCGTCTTGTGCGGCGCCTTGCGTGGCCCACCAGTTGATGGTGCCTTGTTCAATGGTGCGTGTCTCTTGGCTTTCAAGATCAACTCTGGCGTAGTACTTGTGCGCATAATAACCAGTGCCAAGAGGATCAAATGCCTGAGCTGCAATGGTTAAAATTGTTGCTTCAGGGCCTGTAGCCAAACCTTCAATGTCGATCATCAAGTCCATGCTTGATTATAACACAATTTTAGATAGAAGTGTTGGGAGTTTAGCCAATAACCCAGGTAAGTGGCTGACTTCCATCCACGTACATTTTGAGTTGTTCAATTAATGCATCCATTTGAGTTTGTGCTTCGCCCTTCATTGCGGCTCCGTTCAAACTGCCGCCGCCTTGTGGTCCGGCTATAGTGCCAAATTTCTCACGTGCTTCGCCAATGATCATTTTGCAATTGGCCACCATGTAGTCACGAAGCCACTGTGAAATTTGATAATCGTTCAACAGATTAAACTCTGGTTTTAGATTGTAACTCCACAACAACACAGTTTCTCCTGAGCCTTTGGGATCACGGATCAGTTGCAGTTTCTTTGTCACAGGATTGTATGTGTAGTTCATGTATGCACCGAACATGCGTCCAGCCAGTTCAATGTACTGACTGTAGAAGTCGTAAGTGGCCAGGCCACCTGCTGTATTAAAATTCATCAAGTACACATTAACCGAAGCCTGTGCAAACGGGTCAAAATTACTAGCAAATGGTCCTGAACTATCGCCAAATGTTCTGCGGAATATTTGTCTAACTGAAACTACTTCTTGGGGCAGTTCGTAGATGTTGACGTCTGACACCAACTGCATGAAGCTGTAGCTTTCTTCATAAGCATTGTTGGCCCGTTGGCGATAAGTGCCAATGGTCTTTTGATAAGCTGCTTCGTAGTGTGAAGGGTCTAGTTCTAGGTCAATGATGTCACCGCCTAACTGAAGCTTGACATACTCTATCAAGTTTTGCTTCAGTGTGGGCAGTGATTGTTGTTGCTGTTCTGGCATGTGGGACTCCAAGTCCCTGTATTTACCAGGCTTTGAGTATGAGCAAGTTCTCAGTTCCGCGTCCGTTGAACGCTGTTTCTGTTGTGGTAAGATCCTTGTAGATCTTACGTGCCGCTGGCTTGCCTGCCGCTTGCACTGCTTTCACAACATCTGCTGGCTTGCGCACAGTCTTCTGCAAGGTCTCAATGGTGCTGAAACCAATGATGCTGTTGCTTTTGACAGTGAATGCTTGCGTGTGGCTGTCAGCCACCAGGTGAATCAACTTGCGCTTTTTGGTGTCATACAACCAGGCTTCAGCTTTGTCCACAAGACTTGCGGCTGGCAAGCCCTTGAGCTTGAGTTCAACAAATTCCATTAACACTTTGAATTTTGCGGCACGTTTTTCCGGACTCACGGACTTGACTTTGCGTGGTTTGCGTTCTACTTTTTTGATTTGTACGTATGCTCCGCAGTCATTGATAACTGCTTCGCAGAACTTCACAAGGTTACGCATTTGAATTTTGCTGAGATGACTGTAGCCCTCAACCAACTGTGCATCCCGGCCTTCAATCACAGTTTCAAACTCCGCCAGTTTGCGTTTCCAGATATCAGCAATGTTAGAGATCATTTGTGGTGCTACATTTAAGCCACGGATCACCATGATAGGCTTGTAGTCGGCACTCATCTTGGCACCGTTAACAACAAACTCATCAAACATGCCATCTAGTTCACCAGCACACTCTGAAACTTTTTCACGCAACCGGTCTTGAATGTTGGGCCGGGCAGGCTCATCTGCTGCCACAGCAACCACTGCGGCTTGTTGTTTGAGTTCAAGTAGTTCTGTTATCAGTGTTTGTAATTTGATCTCTTCTTGCTCGGTCAGATCCAACCCCATCATTTGCATACGGCACAGCCAGCCTGTGGTAAGTCGTATTTGTGAGTCTGGCAAGGTTCGAATTTGTTTTGCATCTTTGATCCGTTTGTGTGCGTCCAAATATGCCACAATCATGTCCTTGGCTTCTTTCTTGCCATAAAAATAATTGTACCAACCAAACGCATAGCTCATTGCACTGATGCGATTATCAGTGGGTTGAGTACGCCAGTCAGGTTCAAGTCCAACGTACTTGGTGTCGGCACTTTTGGGATTGAGTGATTTTAATACAGTGCGTGTTGCGTTCATGTGGGCTCCAGTAAATTATTTGTAATTATAACAGAATGGCGATTGTTAGTCAAGCAGTTTGTTTTGGCAAGTCTTTTACCAACCCGAACAAATGCAGTGCTCGATTGATGTTGAAGTTTTTGTGTCGATACATGTATGCTTTTTTGCGCTCGGCTATCTCTAGTGCATCCATGAGTTGGCATTTTAATTTAAAATCTCGTGTGCTCATCATCTCTGATTGCATGTCTTTGACGTCAAGTGCATACTCCACCCATTTTTCGGTTGCTTTTACTTTGTCATATGGAACTATTGCTTTGTTGCCATTTGAGGTGGCATACTTGCTTACAAAATTGTGTGCTTTCATCACTCACTCCTTTGTTGTTAAGCCATATTATAGCAGTTTGGGAATTATTGGTCAACCCCAACGCCCTTGAGGGCTCAGGGTTAAAACACATGCCCTTTAAATTGCTCATAATCGTAAAATGCAACCAAAGTACTACCACGGAAAAACACAGTGATGCCACCCAAGTCCTCACGCACATCTGCCCCAGTTGTCTCTGCAATGAAGTCTGTGGCACGGGTCTCAAGTGCTTCCATCAAGTCATCTCCATCGGCTTCAAAACTGGCAAGAGCCTCTGCTTCATAGTCGATACTATAGTTTGGCGCTACGCTGTTGATCATCTCACTGTGCAAATCGGTAACTAAATCACTCATTGCTGGCTCCTTTGTTGTTAAGTCCATATTATAGCAGTTTGGGAATTATTGGTCAACCGGATGCTGCCGCTGAATTTTGCTATAAATACATTACTATCTAGGAGAATCAAAATTCCACGCCTGAGCATGTACCGGCCTAACCGGACCAGAGACTACCAATTTTTAGATCGTATAATTAGAGAACAATATACAGTTGGTGGGCTTGACATCTATATCCATCGTTACATGGGACCGCAAGCCGGCGGCGAAGATTCCGCATTTTCAGGCAACTTTGACGCCACCCAACCCACATACGCAGATGTAGATGTGCTGAACATTCAAGATTTGTTGTTGCTGGAAAACCGTGATAGAATTTACGACCCTGATGTGTATGTCATGCGCGGTGTGTACAACACACAGGATGTGGACTTTGACTTGACACAGTTTGGCTTGTTCCTGAACAACGACACCATATTCATGACGTTTCACTACAATACCATGATTGACACATTTGGTCGCAAGCTCATGAACGGTGATGTGATTGAGATTCCCAACTTGACAGATTACCATCCGCTCAACAAAGAAATCCCACGAGCACTGCCTAGATACTATGTGATTCAGGATTCAGACTATGCAAGCGAAGGCTTCAGTGTAACTTGGTTGCCTCACTTGTGGCGTGTGAAATGCACGCCAATGAAGGATCAGCAAGAGTTTAATCAAATCACCAACAAGCCGTTTGTGCAGGAAAACATCTGGGATCCGGGCAATTTCTACCCTACAAATACCATTGTGAATCAAGGCAACGAATACTTTAGAGCCACAACCAATGTGCCCGCAGGCACACCTATAACTGATACCAACTACTGGGCACCGTACGATCCTGCCACAATCAGTGATGTTCAAGGTACCAGACAAAAAGACTACGAAATCAATGATGCTATTCTTATACAAGCTGATGCCGAAGTACCGCTGTCAGGTTATGAAGTTGACAAGTTTTACATTGTGCCCACAAACGATGGTCAGCCAGCCAATCCTGCTAGTCTGAGCACCGACGGCGACACCACAGTGGATGGTACACAAGGTGGCATGGGCGTCACACCCAAAAGCAATGGGTATACCATGGGCTACCTTACAGGAGATGGCATTGCCCCCAATGGGTTGCCAGTTACCCCTGGGGTATCATTCCCACCCAATCCATCAGTTGGGGATTACGCATTGCGCCTGGACTATCAACCCAATCGACTGTTTCGTTACGATGGCACACGCTGGATCAAGATTGAAGACAGTGTACGCACTGATCTCAACAATGGTCCCAACAACAATACTTTACGCAGTACCTTTGTGAACAATACATACACTGTGAAAACGTCAGATCAGGGCAACATACCAAGTCGCCAGAGCCTGAGTGAGATCCTCAGACCCCGAGCAGACAACGGTAGTCAAGGCGGGGACAAGCCTGCCAAACCATACCCGCCCACACAACCAGGACAGAAGTCAAGTTAAATTATGCAAAGTTTCTTTTATGACGAACAAATACGCAGATTCTTGTTGCAGTTCACAAGAATCTTTTCAGGTTTTCAAGTTGAATACGCCAACGAAAACAACGGACCCAACGCTGCCACGCTGTTGCGTGTGCCTGTGCGCTATGGTGATGCCAGCCGCAATGCGCAAACCATCATACAAGAAAACAGCCGCAACAGTTTGCCGTCAACTCCCTTGATGACATTTTATATCACTGGCCTGGACTATGAACAAAGTCGCATGCAAGAGCCATATTTTGTGAGCAAAGTCAATGTGCGACAACGTACCTATGACACAGCAACTGAAAGTTACGAAACCACACAGGGCAATGCTTTTACTGTGGAACGACTGATGCCGGTGCCGTTCAAACTCACAATACAATTGGATATTTGGACATCAAACACCAATCAAAAATTGCAGTTGTTGGAACAGATCCTTACCTTGTTCAACCCCAGTTTGGAAATACAGAGCACAGACAACTACATTGACTGGACCAGTCTGAGTGTGATGTACCTGGACAGAACTGTGTGGTCAAGTCGCACAGTACCGATTAACACAGAAAACCCCACTGACATTGCTTCATTAACATTTACCATGCCAATTTGGTTGTCAAGCCCGGCCAAGGTCAAGAAGCTGGGTGTTGTAGAACGCATCATTGCATCAATGTATGATGCACACGGTGACTTGCATGATGCGGTCACCAACAACGATTTATTGCTGGGCACCAGACAAGTCATCACGCCTTACAACTGGGCAGTGGTACTGATTGGTAACAAACTACAGTGCTTGCAACAAACGTCTGTAGTTGAAGAGCCCAGTAATGCATCACTGGACCCAGGTGTGATTGTGCCAGATTCAAACTTGTTGTGGCCTGCTGTGGTAGATGTGTATGGCACATTGCGTCCAGGTGTGAGTCAAATACGATTAGAACAACCAGACGGCACTGAGGTAATTGGTACCGTTGCACTAGACCCCAATGATGACCGATTCATGTTGTTTGACGTTGACATTGATACCACTCCGCAAAACACCTTGTCTCCCATTGATGCAGTGATTAATCCGCTTACATCTGGTCCTGGTGATGGGTTGGATTCTGCATTAGAGGGACAACGATATCTGCTCACAGAAGATACTGGATCATTGGACAATGAATATCCAGCTGAAGCTTGGGTTGGCAGCAATGGTCGTGGCTTGGTGGCGCAGGCCAATGACATTGTTGAATACTCCAACAACTACTGGCGTGTGGTATTTAGAGCCGCTACAGAGTCTGATGTAACCCAATACGTCACAAACATAACCACTGACATACAATATCGCTGGACTGGCGAAGCCTGGGTCAAAAGTTACCAAGGTGTATATGTTGGAGGTACTTGGAGGCTGGTACTTTGAAGGCAGTGGGAGTTTGGTTTCGTAGCAGCACCACTGGAAGATACTTGTACTTGTTGCGCAACGACACGCGACATCCTGGTACATGGGGACTACCTGGTGGCAAGGTAGAATCAGGCGAAACTTTGCTAGGTGCCATGGAACGTGAATGCATTGAAGAACTGGGTAGCATGCCTGAGTATCAACGACTGGTTCCTCTAGAAAAATTCACATCAGCGGATAGTCAATTTGAATACAACACCTGGGTTTGTGTTGTTGCCGATGAATTTGTGCCTGTGTTGAATCACGAGCACATGGGCTATGCCTGGATTGACCGTGGACAATGGCCCAGACCCATGCATCCTGGATTGTGGTCAACTGTGAACATTGAAACAGTACAAAGCAAGATAGACACTGTTGAGCGGTATCTTGCTTTGAGTAGTTAAGCCTGGCTTTCCTGGAAACTCAACTGAATTTCACCAACTGGTGTTGCAGTTGTACTCAATGCAGAGATCACCACAGCCAGCACTTCTGGACCATTGGGATAGGTACCTGTTCCTGGAATTGAACTTTGTCCAATCTGTTTGATCTGTGTTAGATCCAAATTGTTTACACCTGTGGCCTGAATTGGAATGGCAAACAGTCGTTCGCCCCCGGTGATATCTGCTGATACCGCAGCCACTGTCAAGAACAAATCGTTTGTGGTGTTGGCTCCACCAAGTGCGTTGCCAAGAATTTTTAGTGTGTCGCCCACAGCATAACCTGTGCCAGGATTTTGAACACTGATAGCAGTTGTGGTTGTACTATACACAGTTTTATTGGCCTGTAGTGTTACTGTAACGTTGGCTCCCGAACCGCCACTTGACACAACGGTGAATGCCAGTCCAGAATAAGTTTTAACTGAGCTGGAACTTACCATGGTGCCCGAGCGTGAAAAACCACCAGTGGTGTTCAACGGGGCAGCCTGTACACCACCTGTGGTTTCGTTGTTGTATCGAGGAGCCACAGCAAACTGTGTGAAACTGGGCTGGAAACCACCACCTGCATTGTTTAATCCAGCCCAGGTGGTATTAGCTGAGTCAATGTTGTTGGGATTCAAAATACCTGTCACAAGATATCGTCCTGCACTCACGTTCACTGTGAGTGTTTGCAGTGTCAACTGCGCACGATTGATCAGGTCACGCACACCCAAATCGCCAATGATACTATTACTAACACTGGGGGCTAGTCGCATCAAGAACGCTGTTTGGCTGGCACCAGTTGTGGCTGGCAAACCATAGTTGCTGCGATTGTATGTGAATGAGAAACCTTCGTCGCCGTTGAAGTTACCATCCATGATAACCGCACTACCCCAGTGACTTACTAGTGGTACACAGGTATTGGAGATCAATATCACGCCTGCATTATCCAAATGACTTGTGGCTGCGCTACTGGTATAACTGCGGCTTTGTCCCTCAGCCCACTGTGTAAATGTTGCGGCACGTGTGCAACCAGTCAAGTCATTGCCATTTTTACCTGAATACTTTATGACTTCACTGTCAATCATCACATAAGCAGGATATGTCACACTTGCCGGTGGGTAGTCTGTGGCATCTTTCAATGTGATTGTGGTCTGACTGTTGTCAATTGCGCCATTCAATGCACTTGTAGGAGTTTCGTTGATGGCTTCGTATCGTGCAGGCAAGTTACCTGAACGCATGTATGCTTCATTGTTCAAGTTGTTGTTGGGACGTCGGTGCGCATGATTGAAACGGCCGTCTTGTCCGCGCAACATCCAAATAACAGTACCAGCACCGTACCATGAGTATTCCAACGCATACATCTGCATCTTGCTGGCATCAAGTGTGAATCCTGATGCACCTGTGCCGTTTAGTGGGTCAATGTTGAAGTTTGCTTGACGCACACGAATCTCATTGCGCAAGGCCATTTTCACACGAGTTTGGTTTGACACTCCGCGGAATGTGGGCACCACTGTCATGCGATTGTTGTTGGCAATTGACGCCACACTGTGTGTCATACCACGGATCACAACAACATCACCTACGTTGAGTTGATCTTGGAAACGGCAGTTGCCGTCGCCTGTTACTAGATTGGAACCAACTGAGACGCTGACCAGGCCTGCTGTTTGGAATGTGCTTGATCGTTGCACAGCATTTACTGTTACTCCATCGTTTTCCCAGAACAATCCATTTTGATCATCAAACAATCCTGCACGGATACTTGATCCCTGCCAGCCAGTGACGTTGATACGAGGTTGCTGTCCTAGCACAGGAGAAGTACTGCCCAATGTGCCTTGTGCTGCCACAACAAAACTAGTATCACTAGTAACACTTGTGACAATGTACCCTGTGGCATCGTAACCTGATGTGGTAATACCACTCAGTGCAATGGTTGCGCCAGCATTGAGACCGTGCTCAATGTCTGTGGTAATTGTGATGTTGCTGTTGATTGCGGTGCCATCTGAAGTGACATTGCTCACGTCTAGGGTAGGAGCCAACACAGTACCTGTGCTAAAGAAAATACCTTTGCCAGATTGGTAGCGGAAATATTTTTTGGTCACACGAGTTGCACTGGCACCACGAGAAGGAGTTCCTGGTCCCATGAGCACACCGCCGTCAAACGGTCTTGCTTGGAACACAGCGTTGCTTCGCACATTGATCACGGCTGTCAAACTGCCACTTACCGCAGCACCTGTTTTGGCAGTAAACTGGAATGTTGTGGTACTGGGAATGGCATTCACAATGAATGAGCCTTCGGCATAACTGGTGTTGGTGCCACCAGTCATGTCCACAATAATAGGACAGCCAGGGAACAAGCCGTGTGCATACAGTGTGGTCACTGTGATGGTGCTGGGGTTGCCGCCATCACTGACCACAGATGCAATGTCAAAATCGGCACCAGTGTAAGGAAACGCTTGACGTACTGAGGTATCTTGTTGATTTAGCGGATATCCAGGCGCCACTGCAAGTGATCTACGTGGATAGTAAGCAAAGTTATTGGTTTCGCCCAGGTAAACAATTTGAATACCTTCAGCATTGGTTACTGAAGTATTTTGTGTGCTGATATATTCGTTGGCATCCAACGGGGTATCTGTAACGTTGACAGTAACAGAGGGAATGGTGTTTGATCCGCCATAGAACATACCAGTCATGCGCACAAACGGTGATCCCACGCCAGCAGCGGTCAGTGCTGTGGTGTTGAATTGTCCACGAGCGATGGTTTGTGTGCCATTGACATTGGTGGCGGCTGTAGTATTCTTAACAATTTCCACGTTGCTACTGAGTCTTTGAAACACTGAGCCAGACACAAATGTGTTGGCTGCTGGAATATTGTACCAGCCGCGGTTGAGTTGCAATGTTGTGGCATCTGTGACTTCTTGTACTTGTGCAATTTCCATGGTGCTGACTGTAAATACATTTCGACCAGTGGCAATGTTGGCAGCCGAACCGTTGGTTTTGTTGCTTTGGCGTACCACAGTAAGTGCGTTGGTAGACACCGAAGTCACTGCCATAACTTCATAAACGTTGGCTGTATCAGTTTGTACAATGATGTAAGTGCCTGCTATAATACCAGCAGTTGCGGCATCTGTAACGTTGACTGTTGTGGTAGCGGTACTGGTAATGGCGCTGACTGCTGTGGTGGTGCCACCTGTGGTAGGCAACCCAATCAACACAATGTTATCTCCTGCAGCGATGCCAGTTGTTGATGCCACTGTGAATGTGCGTTCTGCACTGCTGTTGACGTTGGCTGTGAGATAACTTGACACAAATGGTGTTGTGTTACCTTGTGTTTGACTCACAATCAACACATAATCATCGTTGATGAATGGTGCTGTGCCTTGATTTTCTGTGTTGACTGAAGTGTCACCCGAACTGGTCAGCAAGTTTGTGCTTGACAACATTGTGGTATAACCATTGGTGTTGTACACCAAGTCTGCACCAACATCTTCGTAAAAACTAGGGATGTTGTTGATGGTGCTGACGTTTTGCCATTTGGTATTTTGTAGACCATATTCAAAGTCAGCGTCAATCAGTGATTCAGGGTTGCTGACACGTTCACGTCCAATGGCATCCATGCCAAAGTCCCAGGGTTGTACACTAAGATTGCGGTCTTCAACATAGATGGCCAATTTGTCATTGGCACTCAAACTACTTGTGTCGGCATCCAAAGTCAGTGTGGTAACTCCAGCATAGGCTGTGGGCAAACCTGCAATGGTGCCTGCACTCCAACTCACTGTGCCACCTTGTGTGGGTGCTCCAAAATTGTAGACGCTGACGTTTGTTGTGGTATCGTATATGGCCAAGAAGTCTTCCAGGTTGATACGATCTTGAACTGCAATCGTTCCCACTCCCGATGTACCTGGTGTGAATACGTACTCGTATATTCTTTTTCTTGCCATTTTTTTTAAACTCCAAATATGATTTGATTAGCAGTCAAGGTTGACTGTGTGTCGGCGCTGAAACGATCATAATTGATTGTTCCTTGCGCAATTTTGCTGTTTATTACTGTTGCGTCACCGGGTGTACCTGTATATAGCGTATCTCCGAATATGAGTCCAAAGAATGGAGTAAACGCCGCTGGCGGCGTTGCAAAACTTATTGTTGATCCAGATATTGAAAAGTCCACGCCCGGATTCAATGGGTTACTGTTCAACACGGCTAGCATGGCATAGGCCGTGGGAGGATTAAATGGTACTCCACTGATTGTGATATTAAAAGTTTGTGTTACACCGTTGAAGGTCAACGAATCCATTTTTCGATATTGACCAATTTGCGGAGTATTACCTAGGTATGACATGTGTTATCCTTACATTCTTCCAACAACAATTTCTATCATGCCTTGACCGCCTGGGTGGTCTTGCAAGGCTTTGCCAATTACTGCACCCATTCTAGGTTCTGCACAAGCCTGCGCTCTGCCGCCACCGGCTGTGACCATCATGTCGCCTTTGGCCACTGGACCAACAACTAGAGTAGGTACACGTCCTGTCAGTGCTACGGCTGCTGTATGAGGTGCTTTAAGTCCCGAGTTCATGATGTGTGCTGGATTTGTACTTACTACACCAGCCACACGCACATCATTGATACCAATGGCTTCGGTGACTTCTTTGCTACCACCAAATACCAACACAGTGCCTGGAGCATAATCAGCATCTGCTTCATACCATTCTGCCAAGTCAGCGTATTGTGCTGATGTTGCTTTGGCAAACACAGTGTTGAATGTCACTGCAGAAGTGCCAATGTTACCCACACCAGTAGTGTTGTTGTTATTGATGTTGCCACCACTGATGTTACCAGTTGATACTGTCAAACTAGTACCAGTTATGGCTGCACCTGTTATTCCTGCAGTTGCTGAAATCAATCCACCAGTGATCAAGTTACCACCGGTAATATTGCCTACAGCACTGATAGTTGTAGTTGCTGTCAAACTTGAATTCAAATTCAATGCTGATACTACGTTGCTTGATAAACTCAACCCAGCTGCATTCAAATTGCCACCAGTTACATTACCAGTAACACTGACTGTGGTGCCCGTGTGTGCTGTGGCAGCAATGTTACCGCCAGTGATGTTACCAGTAACACTCAATGCTGTACCAGATGTGTTGGCAATGGCAACTGTGGTGGCGCTACCAAATGTTGCGGTAGCAGCAGCAGTTGTGGCTGCAACTGGTCCAATAGCAATGGTAGTTGTTGAGCCTGCTAACCCGCCGGTGCCAAAGTTAATAGTTTTAGTTTTTGCTGTGGCAGTGGCAGCAGCTTGAATATTCAGTGTTTGAGTGTCAGTGCTTTGCCCAACAGTGATTGTGCCAGTTTGTGCAGATCCTCCCAGCACAAGCGCACCAGTAGTTTGGCTGGTGCCAATATCAATGTTGGTAGTTGTGCCCGAGAATGCCACTGCACCAGCTGCACTGAGTGCGGCTGTGGAGATAACATTGCCACCGGTGACGTTGGCAGTTGTGGCAATTTGGCTTACTACATTTGAACTCAAACTCAGGCCAGCAGCATTAAGATTGCCACCAGTGATGTTACCAGTACCACTTACTGTACCTGCAGCAAATGCAACAGAACCCACATGTGTACCAAGAATGTTGCCACCCGAGATGTTGGCTGTTCCAGCAATAATGTTACCAGTTCCGCTTACTATACCAGAACCATAGTTGATATTACCACCAGTGATGTTGGCACTAGCCGACACTGATGCGGCACTTATTGCTGCTGACGTAATCAAGTTACCACCAGTGATGTTGGCACTGGCACTGACTGAGGCTGCTGATATAGCCGCTGACGAGATCAAATTGCCACCAGTGATATTACCTGTACCACTTATGACGCCTGCGCCAAACAACACATTGCCGCCTGTGATATTACCGGCTACGCTTAATGCTGTGCCACTGGTATTGGCAATGGCCACCCGTGTTCCGGTGTTAAATGTTACTAGTCCTGCGGCTGTGGTAGCTGCAACAGGACCCACGTTGATGTTTGTGGTTGATCCTGCAAGTCCACCTTGGCCAATATTCACTGTTTTGGTATTGGCGGTGCTGGTAGCAGCATTGGCAATGTTCACTGTTTGTGTGGCAGTGCTTTGGCCAATTGCAATTTCACCAGTTTGTCCTGTAGCACCTATTACTATAGCACCAGTGCTTTGGTTATTACCAATGCCAATGCTTTGTGTTGTGGCTGAGAATGTCACTGCACCAGTGGCACTGAGTGTAGCACCTTGAATTAAATTAGCAGTGAGCAAATTGCCGCCAGTGACATTGCCCGTAGCAGACATTATCCCAGTTACGTACTCACCTGTGTTGGCAAACACTGCTATATTTGCAGTACCGCCAATTCCAATTGTGACGTTGCCACCTGAACTGCCCACACGCACATTACTAGTGCCATTTTGTATGCTTGTGGCATCAATACCAGTTAGTTGGCTACCATTGCCTAGGAAATAACTGCCTGTTATATTACCAGTTGCCGAAACAACACCTGTAGTGAATAAATTTCCAGCATTGACGTTGGCAGTAATTGTAGCGTCAGCGCCAGCAGTTAAGTTAGTGGTTGCACCAATATTGTTACCAAATATATCACCAACTGCACTTACTATGCCACCAGTTTTTAAGTTTGACCCCAGAACATTACCGCCAGCACTGACTGCTGTGGTGGCATTCACATTGCCACCAGTGACGTTGGCTGTGGCACTGACTACTCCACCAGTGAGTACATTGCCTGCGCTGACATTACCAGCACTGGTCACATTACCAGTGGCGCTGAATAATCCAGCAGTTTGAATGTTACCGGCAATCATATTACCAGTGGCACTCATTGTGGTTGTGGCAGACACCGCACCAACTACTGCTAGGCCTCCACTCCAGGTAGTGGCAATGGTAACACTGTTGACGTTACTGACAATATTTCCGTTGAGTGCTGGAATAATAACTGTGCTACCTGAATTACTGATAGCATTGGCCGCGCCACTTGCAGCAACACCTGTCAACAAACTACCATTGCCCAGGAAGTAAGTACCGGTGACATTACCTGTAGCACTCAAATTGGCCAAGATCAAATCAGTGTATTTAAAACTGGGGTCTGTGGTGTCAACTGTTGTGGTGGGTTGAGTCAACAAGTTGGTGAACAACTTGTATTTGGCATCTGTTATGTCACGGAAATAACCAGTGTATCGTGTGTTGGCACCGTCAAAATACTGTGATACAACACCAGAGTCATATGTGTCGCCAGGATTGTTTACTGCCAAGAAAATAAATGGGTCTGTAACAGCCAAGCTGTCTGTGCCTGTGGTGGTAAATGTACCGTTGACTGTGAAGTCGCCCACACAGGTAATGTCACCGCCCACATTCAAATTACCAACTATGGCTGCGCCACCTGCTGTGGTTAGACTTCCTGAATTTACATTGCCACTTTGTGTGGTATCTGTTATGTTGATTCTACCACTGGTGTTGATGTTTCCCGCAGCACCAATGCCACCGTTGATGACCAATGCACCAGTTGTGGTACCGACCGACGTTGCATTGGCATTGAATGTTGCTCGATTGGTGCCACTGACAGTGACACTCATTGAATTGGCAGCGGCCCAATAGATACCTGTGTTGTTGGCAGCTAGACTTACAACACCAGGTGCTGCCACAGTACCTGCATTGAATGTTGATACTGTAAGGTCAAGACTGTTTAACGCACCAGCACGATAAGTAACGGTGATGTTGTTTGTGCCAGTTGTGGGTGGTGCATAAAACAACAATGTTGTGCCGCTGGCTGTGTAATCAGTTCCTGGTCTTTGTAGTGTGCTACCAATCATGACGTCTATATCAGACGCCGAGGCCACACTGCGTGCCAAGGTAAATTGGTACAAGATGCTGTTGCCACTGAGTGTTTCAGTACTGGTGTTCAGCAGTGGCGTATTGGGTTGAAGACCAAGATATGACATTAGGTGATTTCCATTATGCTCATTACAGTATCAATGCTGGAACCAGCACTGCTTTGCACATACATTTTGTCCCCGGTGATCATTACAATCTTTTGATCGCCGCCTACAGGAATTAAAGATGCTCCTGAACTGATGGGTGCATTGGCCACGATGTAAGTATTGGCCACGCCATTGGCCAAGTACACATTGGCTGTGATTGCACTGCCTGTTGTGTTAGTGCAGACCAAGCCAATCACAATAGTAGTCGTAGCTGAAGGAACAGTGTACGCACCTATTTGTGTAGCAGTTGCGCCTATGTTTTGCGAAGTTTTTCGTGTAAAAGTATTTGCCATTTGTTATCCTAAAGCTATTGCCAATGCTGCCGCATCATCTACAGTTGCCACAGTTGCACCGTTGATATTTATCGAGGTTGTAGCGGTGATATTGTTGGCATTGACATTGGCTGTGGTTGTTACATTTGCAGTTAAGTCAATCGCACTGAGTACATTTCCGCTCAAACTCAACCCAGTGGTCATTATGTTACCACCAGTGATGTTGCCAGTAACTGAGATCAATCCTGGAGTTGTGATGTTACCGCCAGCAATGTTTGATGTCACATTCAATATTGACACCACGTTTGAACTCAAGCTCAGACCGCTAACATTCAAGTTGCCACCAGTGATATTTCCTGTCACACTGATTAAGCCGCCAGTTAAAATATTACCAGCCGAAATGTTGGCTGTTGTAGTAACGTTGCCAGCAAGTGCAACCAAATTGCCTGTGTACGTGGGCAAGTATGCAGCCACATTGGCATTGCCATAACCGGCTGCAATTCCACTCAACAAGGCACCATTGCCCAAAATGTAATTGCCCGAAATATTACCAACCGCAGTTACCAACCCCGGTGTTGTGATGTTGCCTCCAGCAATGTTGCCGGTGACACCAAACGCTGAAACCACATTACCACTTAGACTCAATCCTGTGGCATTCAAATTGCCGCCTGTGATATTACCTGCAGCACTGACTACACCGCCAGTTGTGATATTTGCACCAATTACGTTGCCGCCAGTGCTGACCGCAGTGGTGGCCAAAATGTTACCACCGCTGATGTTGCTGGTTGATATAATATTGCCGGTAGAACTTATTTTGCCGCCAATGGTTAAGTCGCCACCATTTGTGGTAACGATTGCACCACCCACAGTGAGAGCGTTGGCAGCATAATCAAATGTTAATCCTGTATCGCCGGTTATATTGCCTGAACTGTTGAACAACACTTGTCCATTGCTAGACAGCGTTGATATATTGACACTACCTTGCAAGTTACCAATAAAGTTTTGTGCTTGAACATTGGCTGCAGAAATAATGTTGCCAGCACTGCTGATTGCACTACCAGTTAGTATGTTGCCAGCAGAAGTTATCACACCCACCGAAGCAATGTTTCCACCAGCTACATTACCAGTACTTGATATCACTGTTGCATTAACATTGGCACCAGTTACATTGCCACTTGCACTAACTGATGCTGCTGATATTGCACCTGCTGTGATCAAGTTGCCACCAGTTACGTTGCCAGTTGCACTGACTGTGGTTGCGTTGACATTACCATACAATGTGCCAATTAAATTGCCACCTGTGATGTTTGCACTTGCACTGACTGTGGTTGCGTTGACATTACCATACAATGTGCCAATTAAATTGCCACCTGTGATGTTGCCAGTTCCACTTATGACACCTGCACCAAATAGCACATTGCCGCCAGTGATGTTGGCAGTTGTAGTGATTGCCAAAGTTGTGTTGATTGCGCTGACAATATTACCACTCAGACTCAAGCCAGCAGCATTCAAGTTGCCACCAGTGATGTTGCCACTTGCTGATACTACGCCAGTTATGTTCAATCCAGTTGTGGTAAACACTGCCACATTTGATGTGCCATTGATTGAAATATTAGCATTGCCATCAGTTGAGCCAATATTGGCTTCACTAGTACCATTGAAAATTTTGAATGGTGTTAGTCCTGTTAGCTGGCTGCCGTTACCAATAAAGTATCCACTGATGGCAATAATATTACCTGTAGTTGCAATATTTGAAGTTGATTGCAACACACTAAGAATATTGCCACTCAAACTTAGTCCTGCGGTATTTAAGTTACCACCAGTGATGTTACCACTTGCTGATACTGAGGCTGCACTTATTGCACCACCAGTGATAATGTTGGCACCTGTAATGTTACCACCAGCTGACACTTGTCCTGCTGTGCGTAAATTGCCACCTGTGATGTTGCCAGTTAAACTGGCAGTTGTTCCATATAAGTTACCAACTACAAATGTACCATAGCTGTTCACAGTCACAACTTCGTTGGCAATGCTTACATTGGCAGCGGCAATTATGTTGCCAGTGCTGTTTTGATATCCAACAAATGCCGAACGTTCTGCAGCACTATAGTACCAAAGTTGTTCACCACGATCTTTGCCATCGTTACTGACTAGCGGAGCACCATTTGCTCCTCGACCCAAACTTATAATTGGGTCTTGAACGTTGAAGCTGGTTACGTTTGTGTATTCTGTGTTGCCATTGACTGTTAAGTTACCACCAATTATTGCATCGCCAGTTGTGGTCATTGTAGCAGCACTCACAGCCGCTGCTGTGATTATGTTGCCACCAGTGATGTTGCCCACTGAGCTGACTTGTCCCAGGCTGTTTAGATTGCCGGTTCTAATGTTACCAGTAACACTCAAACTGGCAAGAGTACCAATTCCGGTGGCTTGAACTCCAGTTAATAGTGAACCATTGCCAATGTAGTAGCTGGCAGCAATATTGCCAATTGCTTGCATATTGCCCAGGGCACCCACATTGCCCGCAACCATGTTTCCAATAACTGATCCTGCTGTTGCATTTATATTGCCACTGTTGACATTGCCAATGCCTAGATTTAAGTTACCACCACTGATGTTGCCTGTAGTATTGATTGCCGAAGTAGAATTGATAGCCGATATTACATTGCCACTCAGGCTCAACCCCACAGCTTTTACATAATTGCCTAGAATATTGCCAGTGACACTGACTGCACCACCAATGTGCGAAGTTGCATTGACTATGCCAGTTGTTGTGATGTTGGTGGTCAAGTTTAGTGGTGATATAACATTGCCACTCAAGCTCAAGCCAACAGCATTTAAATTGCCACCTACCACATTACCTGACGTTGTAATGGTTCCTGCGGTGGTTATGTTGCCACCAGTGACGTTGCCTGCGGCAAATACATAACCTGCGGGTGCCACCAAATTGGCACCAGTTGTGACGTTGCCAGCAGAATAAAAGAATCCATCTACAATCAAGTTGTTTAATACATTGCCACTTAGGCTCAAACTTACAGTGTTAAGATTACCAGCTTTGACATTACCAATAGCACTGATGTTGCCAGTTCTAATATTGCCCGTAACGCTGGCAGTGGTACCAAACAGATTGGCACCAATAATATTGCTGGCAGCAATGTTGCTGGTAACATTCAATGCACTGATAACATTACCACTTAGACTTAGTCCCACAGCATTCACATTACCACCTATGACATTGCCAGTGGCAGTGATATTGTTGGTTGCAACCATGTTGGTTGCATTTAATGTAGTTGCGGTAACTGTGGTGATTGTGGCACCGGGTGCTGACACATTGGCCACAGCATTGATATTGCCACCAGTGACATTGCCTACAGCATTGAGTGTTCGAGTAGCAGTGACATTGTTGGCAGTGATGTTACCTGTGCCACCATTTATGTTGCCCACACTTAAATTGTTCAATGTGCCCACAGTTCGTAAACTGCTGTACAACACATTGGCACTGAGTGTGTTACCAAATATCAGTGCAGCATTGCTACTGACCGCAAGTCCAGTCAACTGACTACCATTACCAACAAAGTAATTGGCTGTGACATAGTTGGCACCAATAATATTGCCATTTGAACCAACAGTTCTTAAATTACCAGCGTTGACGTTGCCAACAGCCGAAATATTGCCAGTAGCATTTACATTTGCACCGGTAATGTTACCTGTGGCATTGAGTGATACAGTGGCAATATTGCCATATATTGTGGCGCTGGATGCTGACAAACTTGTGCCAGACACCATGCCACTGCTGAGTATGTTACCAGTGGCAATTATTGTGCCTGACAATGAAATTCCAGTGGGTCTGACCACCAGCACATTGGCTGATCCGCCGGCACTGATTACAACGTTGCCATCAGCAACAGGAATACCAATGTTGCTTGTGCCATTGGCCAGTCTTGAAGATCCAGCAATATCAATACCACCAACAATGAATTGTCCGCCCAGAGGGTTTGTTAAAATTAAACTGTCGTTTGTGCCAGATGTGATTGAGCTTTCGCCCAGCCTAATTGTGTTGCCGCTCAACCACAGTGTGTTCCAACGCTGTGTGGTTGAGCCCAAATTGTAAATGTTGTTGCCTGCAGGCAGCAGACTTCCAGAAAATGTGGTGTTGGCATTGCCAAACACCACTGTGTTGGCTGTGCCACGCACACTCACAGTGACATTGGCGCCAGCAGCATTGATAGAAACATTGCTGTTGCCGTTGACAATGCTGTTGGTATTGCCAGTGTTGATACCTGTCAGCAATGCACCATTGCCCAGGAAGTACTGACCAATCACATTGGCCGAAGCAGTCAGTGTGACGCCGGCGATTACATTGGCACCAGTGATGTTGCCGCCCGAACCATATGTGCGGAAGTTACCGCTGGTCACAGTTCCTTTGATGTTGGCACCGGGCCATGTACCAACGTTGGCAAACACCGCAACATTGCTAGATCCGCCCACTGATATGGTAACATTGCCACCTGAACTGACTATTTTTACATTGCTGGTACCCCAGTTTATACTGGTGCCAGAAGTGGTAATCCCAGTTAATTGTGAGCCATTGCCCACAAAATACTGGGCATACACTGTGTCAATTCTTTGTGAGGGAGCGCCAATATCATACACAGAATCAATGCTGGGCATGATTGTGCTGTTGGCTTGAATGTTGCCAATTCCGTTACCAGCCAACACCAGGTTGTTGTTGACCCCGAGTACTGTAATGGTATTTCCGGTAATCACAACATTGCTACCCACTGGGCCGGCGGTGTAGATCTCTGTAAAATTGTTGTTTACAGCATCGAATGCATTGCGTAACGGTTCGCCGGTGCCATCATTTGCAACTGCACCTGTGTCAATAATTTGTTGTGCCATGGATAAACAAGGTCCTCTGATGTATTTACCAAAAGGACTTGTTTGCAGTTTTAGCTGATTCTAGTGTAGGTCAAGTATGCGCCAGATTGAATGTTGAGATTGGCTGCGCTGGACTGTGCCTGAATAGCCACATTGGCGTTGCCAGCACTGTAGACGGTGCCTTGAATTCGCACAGTTCTGGGTGTGACCCCAGTCATGGCCTGAGTGGCAGTGGCTGTGCCAGAAACATTGCTTGTGCTTGCTGAAAATGCTGCGGTTTGTGTGGTTTGCGCTTCCACAGTGTAGTAGCATGTGCCTGCATCAAAACGTGTGCTGAATCCAGTTGTGGTGGCACCGTCAGGCAATATAGGCAAATAAGCTTCGTATTTGTAACTGCGACCAGCCAAGGCCAAGAATCCCAACACGCCCACATTGGCTTGGCTGGTACTGTCGAATGCCACAGTAGTTGGTTGCCAAACAATGTTCTCCACACCAATACCATTGCCGTAGCTGTTGCCTGACACATTCAAATTGGCAGTGATCACATTGCCCGTGGTGTACACGTTTTGTACCCCCACAATATTGGCACCAGTTATGTTGCCTGTGGCAGATATGCCTGCATCACTGTTGACGTTACCGCCAGTGATGTTGCCAATGGCACTGATGTTTGCGCCCGAATATGTATTACCAGCCGCTATGTACAAAGCATAAGGATTGGTAATGGTCATGTTAGTGCCAGCAACCGGCGCAGCAGCAATATACAATGTACTAGCTGTGGTTGTGGTCACAGTGGCATTGGTACCAGCTATGGTGGGCTGTGCCAATACATGAACATGATTTGTTGTGGCTGTTCCTGAAATTGCAGTACTAGAGTCTGTATAAGTGCTGGCCACGGTTCTGATGCCAACACCGGTTGTGGTCCAACTTGGCGTGCTGATTGCACCTGTGACAACAACGTTGGCGCTTTGAGTTAAATTGGCGCTGATTAAATTTCCAGCATTGACATTACCCACAACACTGGCAAATGTACTGACGTATGTGTTACCAGTCACAGCCAAAGTATGCAGTGGTGCGGCATTGGCAATGCCCACATTGCCCGAACTGCCAATTACTGTGATGCGTGTTGTGGGAGTTGCTGTACTGCCAGTTTGAATTTGAATGTTGGCGTTGCCATTTACATCTTCGTACACTGCGCGAATTCTTGCTGTGATTCTGGCGGCGGCACCAGTGCTGTCTGATGAGTACCATTCAATACTGCCAATGTTTGCGCCTAGTGTGGTCACAGCGGTGTTAGCATCTTGAAATCTAATCATCTGGTTTGTTGTGGCACCAGATGTTTGTGTTAAAACTATGTTGCCAGTGGCAACAGTCAAATTGCCACCACTGACGTTGCTAGTGGCACTAACTTGTCCTGCGGTGCGCAAATTGCCACCATCAATGTTTCCGCTGGCACTGATTACCCCAGTTACGTATTCGCCTGTAGTGGCAAACACAGCCACGTTTGATGTGCCGCCCACAGTGATGTTGGCGTTGCCACCAGCAACTGGGATTTCCACACTGGTTGTGCCGTTGAAGATTTTGTCAGCATTGATATTGCCTATCAATACAGCATTACCGCTAACTGTCAGGTTACCGTTGATGTTGACAAATGGTGCATTTAGGTTGACTACATCACCTGCATTTATGGTTTCTAAAGTGTAATCACCGCTGACACGTTTGACTGTGCTCATTTACAGATCCTTTATGTTATTTATGCGGTTCAAGAAGTCAGCCATGGACATGTGTCGCATGTTTTTTATGCCTGCAAGTTCGGCTATGTCTGCTGTGGTATCTCCCATGACTCGATGAAAACTGGTGTTTGGGAAATCTCTTGTGACTGTTACAATTTGTCGAACCCAGTTACCGGTGAACGTGGGGTTTGACGAACTTTTTTTGTAGAATTCAGTGTCAGCATATACATTGTTGAAGCGATTGGTAGTGGTTGGCCCCATGTCAAATCCAATTAGATATATTGCTAAATGTTTATCCATTGCAGCCAGACCCACTGCTATGGGACCTGAGCTGAATCCAAAGTAGCTTTGTGGCACAGATCTCGCCCCTAATCCAGGCAAGGGCTTGCGGGTGTACATCACATGTTCTCGGGCGTATCCTGTGTGCTGTATGGTGTGAGCAATGCCTTTGTCGGTGCTGATCAGCACATCGGGTATAAATTCACGATACAATGCATTACAGCCGTAGATCTTGCCACGTTGTTGTAATACTGACAAATCAACTGCCAGGCGGCTGATGCCGTTGCCCAAAACAAATGCTGCACTCATAAGAAATCCTCCCAGTATGTAGCTGGGAGGACCTCAACACTTTACAAATTAAGAAGTAACGCTGGCGATTTGAGCCAGTTGAACTGTTCCGTTTTGTACATAACTGGTGCCAGTAAGTTCGCTTCCAGATACAGTGACATTGCCTTCGTCTGTGAAGAAGTTGGTAACATAACTGTTTTCGCTGCTCTGGATGTTGGGCCCATAGTTGGTATCAGCATAGTTGCCGTAGGTCATGCCGTTCCAGTCACGTACCCACTTGTTGGTGATGTAACTGGCATACACGGCTGCACTGTCGCCCACACTGTATGCAATGCTCATGTAACCGGCTGCTGGTGTAGCAGTGTTTGATAGAATGCAAATTCCCACTGGAAATGCAAACCCGTTACCTGACCCGCCCACACTGGTGGCTGTGAACACATCACCCAACGCGATTGTGCTACCTTGCGCACCTGCTGTGGCCCAGTTGGTTGTGGTACCAAGTGTGCTGATTTGATATGCAGAGCCAACAACAAAGCTGCCGTCAGCAATGGGAGTTTGCGTGGCAGCTACCAGGAACTTGTGTGATCCTTTTTGACGTATGATACGTCCTGTTTTTACACCCACAGCAGTACCGTCGCCTAATACAACGTTGACTTTGGCAACAATTTCTGGAAAAGTTGTGGATGCTGTGCTGGTAGCAGGTGATCCGCCCACAACACCCAAGAATTGGTCAGCGTCCAGTGTTTGTACAGGTGTATTATACACTGGATTGGTCAATGATCCAAAGTTGGGGTAGCCGGCGTCAGTTAAAACGTTTTGATTGTATGCAGTGACTACTGGATTAGATCCTGAAGTTGTAGATCCAGATCCAGTGTTGGTTTTTTGAATTTTAAGAGCTCTTCCCATTTGTATTTCTCCTTAAAGAAGCCCGATGCGAGTTCTAGTCGCTACGCGGTGGGTTAACGCCGCATAAAACGCAGAATTGCGTTGACTTGTATTTATAGATCTGTTAAAATAATTAACCACACTGTATATGCTGTAAATATTGATATGAACACAACTGAACAAATTGTAGACCCTGCCCAATTAATCGAAGAAGGCAACCGACTGCGCGGTGAAAATCTCCCGGATCAAGCATTAAAATGTTACATGCTGGCCATGTGTCATGATCCTGACTCGTCGGCAGCATTCAACAACTATGGCAATGTGTTACGTGAGTGTGGACAGCCGCGTCGTGGAATACCATTTTTGGAACATGCCATCATACTTGATCCTACCAGTGTTACTGCCAAATTTAACCTGGCTGTGAGCTATTTGATCCAGGGCGACTATGCTCGTGGCTGGCCAGCATATGAATCACGCTGGCAATACGAACATCTTGCTGGCACTGAGCCGCAACACTCGCAACCGCGCTGGCGTGGCGAGGATCTCAAGGACAAAACTATTCTTGTTGTGGGCGAGCAAGGACATGGCGACAACATACAGTTCTGTAGATTCTTGCACAACTTGCATTCTGCTGGCGCCCGAGTATTGTTTCAAACCACAGAAGGCCTGATACCATTGTTAAACACCAGTCCGGTTATTGCTTGGATTGGTACATATACCGACACTCCTCCTGAGTTTGATTATTGGATTCCCATCATGAGCTTGCCCGGAGTCCTAGGAGTGACCTTAGAAAATTTACCCAGAAATGTGCAATATATCAATGCCCCCAGTGACAGAGCCGCTGCTTGGTTAAAAGTATTGGGTGCAAAAAATCGCATGCGTGTGGGATTTTCGTGGAGTGGTCGTAGGGATGCCTGGCTGAATCGTCACAAAGGTGTGCCGTTTGAAACCATGCTGGCCATGGTCAAAAACAATCCACAGTACGAATGGATCAACCTGCAAGTGGATGCCACAGACGAAGAAGACCAAGAATTAGCAGCAGCTGGGGTCACCCGCTACCCAGGAAGTGTACAAAGTTTTGCAGATACTGCAGCCTTGATCAATTGCCTTGATGTTGTGATCTCAGTAGATACTGCCATCACACACCTGGCCGCTGCCATGGGCCGACCCACATGGTTGATGTTGCAATGGTTTGCCACCGACTGGCGTTGGATGCTGGATCGTGATTCAAATCCTTGGTATCCCACTGTGCGCATATTCCGTCAACCGTCAATAGGCGATTGGGGCACAGTCACAAAGAAAATAGAACAGTATCTAAGTTGGTTCAAGGTGTGATCCAAGGAGCAAACTTTGTTATTGCATCGTGAAATTGCAATGCTTGTTGCTGATCTTCATCATAAAGTGCATAACTAATACACCATCTTGGTTCACTAGAATTTATTATAGTATGCAGTATTCCGGCATTGACCAAACTAGGTTGGGCAACAGCATGGCTCCACACAACATTGCATTGAGTATTTTCAACAAAAATATATGATTCACCACCGGGCAATGTTCTAACTTCTTCAACTACGCTTGGATTCTTTTTCTCATACCAATTCATTACACTGCCTGCACCATCAAAAACCCAATTCATTTTGGCCACTGTTGGTTTCACATGATATTGCATGTCTATGTGTATTTGTCCCTTGGCATGCGGTGGTGTGTATACTACTTCAGCGCCTAGAATTGAGATGTTTAAAGATTCAAGCAATTCAACAAAATGATTATCAAAATCAGTTACTCGAAACACTGCTAAAAAATTGGGATCTGATAATGATTGTTTACACTGATCAAGATAATCAGTACTCAGTTTAAAATTAAATTTGATATCTTTAACGTAGATGTTTTCCATGAAAATATTTAGCCAACAAAAAAGGGCCTTGCGGCCCTTTTTGTCCTTCCCATCCCTGGGTTGGATTCTCTGATTAGGAGAATGACAAGTTGGAAACTGCGATCTCACCAACGTAGTCACCGGCGTTGCCGAATGAACTAGCAGTGTTGGTCAATTCGATGTAACCATAACGTGTCATGAATGACACCACTGGTTCGAATGTTGAAGGATCAAGCACAACACCACTGCTCATCAAAGGAATGTATGGGCAATAGAATGCTGGTGCGTCAGCTTCTGAAGAACCTTTGTAACCAACCAATACGCTTTGTGTGTCAGCAGCATAGCTGTCAACAAACACACGCATAGATCCGTTCAATGTACCAACAAACTTGGTGTTGGTAGGTGCTTCAAATGTACCTTCTGTAGTGCGAGCAAACGCACTAGTAGTTGCACTTTGCAACACTGTCAAAGCAGCTGAACTAACTACAGCGTAGTTACCAGCACCACGACGTGTGCGCTGAGCAATCAAGTTGGCAACACGGTTAACCAACACAGCCAATGCGGCGTGTTCGTCACCAACAAATGTTGCAGTACCACTAACAGTAGCTTGGTTGTATGTGAACTCAGTAGCTGCCAGTGAGCGCAAGCTCAAGAGAATCTCTTGATCAATCTCAGCTGTAATCTCTTGAGCCAATGCTGCCATAATTTCTGCTTCAACGTCAATACCATGCATGGCTTGTGCGTCTTGTGCAGATTCAAATGTCCAGCGAGCTTGCAACTTGCGTGTGCGAGCTTCAACGGCTTGTTTCAGGATCTGAACGGAAATTTGCTTACCGCCGGTACCTTCCATGGTCGCTGTGTTGTTACCAGTATAGCCTGTGGCTGTAGAGGTATTTTGTGGCACAGTAGAGTATGCTTGAGCAATTTTGAATGGGCTCAATGCTTCTTCACCAGCTGTGACAGAGGTAGCGGCTGCTGAATTGTCTGTCAGGCTCTGGGCATAACGCACACGCAGGGTGTGAATTTGACCCACAGGACCAGTCATGGGCTGAACACCAACCAACTCGTTAGCAATAACGGTGGGCATGACACGACGGATAACAGGCAGAATCACACGGTTAAGTGTGGCAATGTTGCCAGAAGCAGTTGAACCTGCTGTTGCATTTTCTTTCAAATAGCGACGAGTATTCTCGAGGATTACGTTCATGCTATTGCGTCGAGTTCCATTAAGACCTTCTAACAGTGCCTCTTTGGTTTCGCCCCAACGACTTTCTAATAGTTCTTGTGACATTTAAGTCTCCTTGTTAAGATTAAAGACCTGCCAGGCGCTTGAGGTCAATCACGTTG